TTCATTCTAGCACAGAAACTTGCTCTTCGCTTATTACCTTTCTTCTTGCTTGGTGCTTTTAAGTCAGAACCAGGATTATCTCTTTCGTAAGACTTTCTCCCCTTCTCATTTAAACCACCTTCTTTATTTTTTCCTGCTTTCTTTGTCCATGCTGCACCCTCACTTACCTGATCTTGTGGAAAGTTAGGAACATCCGTTGCGTGTTGAACTGACTTTTCTTTCTTCTTTATCTTTTTACCTTCGTCCACACTATGTTTCTTACCTTTCATCAATGTACCATCTGGCATTACGTGATGACCAGCTGGTATTGGTTTACATTTCTGACAATCGTTACAGTAATATTCTCCCTCACCACATTTCTCTTTACCCTCTTTCACCATGATGACAGCATCATCTGTAGCATCTGACTCGTGGTATGCTAAAACTCTACTGCCAGGATACATACCATCTACAATTTTTTGTGCTTGAGGTCTTTGCATTTTTGAAAGACTTGCTCTATACACTGGAACAGTAAACTGCTTACCTCTCCATACTAGAGAGATAACATAGTATCTTCCGTACATTGTTGGTATGCGTGTTGCCATTATTTTGAGAATGCTATTTTTGCTACCTTAACTGAACTACCGTTAGATGCTACAGACAGTGTATCTGTTGCAACTTTTTCAAATACTTCTACTGCACCATTTAGAACTGTCATACTACCAATGGTTGTACCACCAGAGTTCTTCCTTGTAACTACTAACGCAGCACTATGTCCATTATATAAACGAACAAGAGTTGCATTACCGACATTAGATGCAGAGGATAGATCCGCTTCAGCTGCTAATAATTTGATTACCATGATAGAATACTTCCTTTACTTTGTTATTTATCTTTCTTCTTACTTGCTTCTTTGAGCATTTTCTGAAGATCAGCAGTACTGCCAACAAATAACGAATTGTTAGTTACTACTTTTTTAGGTCCTTCGTCTTTGATAGCTTTCTTATCTTTCTGAAGTGCCATTAATTTATCAGCGACATCACCTACATGTTTGATTAGTTGTCCTGCAACTTCATAAGCACGTGGATGATCAGATGACATAGCAAGGTCAAGAGCACCATTGACTGCTTCTTGTCCTTTGTCAATTAAAGAGTACAAGTTCCCTCTTGCATAATCATAGTCTTTATCAACATCTTCACCTTTTGATAAGTGAAGTTTGTTTTTATCAGAGACTACTTTTGGTGTAGTTGCTCCTTCCATAGTATCAAATACTTGGTCAAGACCTGATGTATCTTTATTGATTGGGTTTGGGTTATTCATAATAAGAAGTTGTTTCACCGAATCCGAAGTCATCACCAGCAGTTAGTAATGCATCATCTGCAGCAGAGATTACATCAACAGGTGTTGCTGCATTTGCAGATCCTGCTTTTGTTCCGTTCTGTGCACGACGTACATTTAACTTATCAGGTGAAGTCTTACTCTTCACATACATGACTTCGTTTCCTATCTCAATGTATGACTGAGTAGGAATATTACTGTAGTCAAGAACTTGTATAACAAGGTTTCTTGTATTGATAGCACTAACCAATTCAGTGGTACCATCTTGATCCTTGTCTGTTTTTGCTTTAGGTACAACCTGATATGAAACTTGCCTTGTAGCAGAAAGATCTGTAGTTGTATAAGTATCCACTTTTGCTTTCTTGATAGGTCCTTGAGTTCCTACAGGTCCGAAGATGTATGACTTACAAGTAAAATTCATTGTAATCAAAGTAATTTTCTTGTCATCAAATGAACCTTCATAGTCATCACTATAGTTTACACTATTGAGTATGATAGGAATGTCTCTGAAGTCACTCATATCATCAACTAATCTGATAGTCATTTGATATGACGGTTGGAATAATGGTAGTATTTGTTCTGTTATTTCTAACGCTTCATCATTTGTTTTTGATATTACATTTAATTCAAAATCAATATTATATGGTACGGGAGTAAATTGTTTCTTTACTGTATCCTTATCACTAGATTTTAAAGTAAGTGTAGTGGGAGCAAGTTTTCTAGCAGCATCATATGATATCCCTGTCATTTCAAAAGACAAACGGGGAACTGTGATCGCAACCTTTTGGTTTAGATCTGCTTGTTGTTCTAGTCTTGCTAAAAATTTCTGTCGAGGACCGTACGCTAGTGGTACTTTCATCCTACTGTATATTGAACCGTCTGCGTTTTCTTTACGACATTCTATGTTATTAAAAAGAGTACCGAATCCAATAACGCACTTTCTAATAATTTTATTGTATGTGTATGCACCTAACATGTTATAAGTTTCCTGCTATTCCAAATGGGTTTCCTTCACTAAAGTCCATAATGTCATCACCTAGAGATTCAAAAGTTACACTCTCTGAGTATTTAGGATCAGCGGTTGCCTGTTCATTTCTATTATCTAGAATCATAGTAGCACCCGAAGTATCACCTACCATGGATTCTCCTATAACAAATGAACCAGTTGGGGACTTAAGTTTGACCCAACCTTCCTGAGCATCCCACTCAACTAGTTGAGCAGTTGCTGCAGATGTAGCACCAGTGACTTGTTCTGGTACTGCGAATGTACCAGTTAGACCAGAAGGTGCAGCAGTAAATGCAACAGTTGCACTTGTGTAACCACTACCACCGTTAGTTATATCTATGAGTTTTACACTCTTGTAACCAGATCCACCTGATAAAATGTTAATTGAAGTTAATACTCCATTAGTAAATGTGGGGACTAAAGTTGCATTAACTCCACCAGTATCAGGTGCTGTTACATTTATAGAAACTCTGTCCTCATCATAGTCTGCACCTCCGCTTACTATGTTAACAGATCTTATCTGTCCTTCTTTTACAACTCCTCTAATCACAGCAGATGCAGTTGGTGAACCACCACTAAGAGTTATATTAACTAAGAATGCTTCTGCAGTTGCACCCGTGCCATCTCCTGTGATAGTTATTAGAGGTGTTTCATTATAACTGCTACCATTATCAGTAATAAAGATATTACTCAATGCACCACCATCTAGTACAGAAGTGCCTGTTGCTGTGATACCAGCAGTTGTGAGATAGTAATGCTTAACAGTGTAACCGTAATCAACAATCTCATCATCTCCAGCAAATACATCGCCTTGCTCGTCGCTGTATTCAAATAATTCTGCTCTAAGTTTGTAGACATATCCTTTACCTAATTGATAGAATGGTTCTTCATGCTCTACGAATTTAATTTCAAAGTAGTTAGCAGTAAGTGGTAAGTATATTAGATCACCTTCTTGTGGTCTTTCTGGAGCTTTATAATCTTTGTCTAGTAAAAGAAATTGTGATATAAGATCTGTAAATCTTTGAGATGAAACGACCATAGTTATTTCATCAGTTTGTGCTACACCAAACTTTGTAAGTAAATCTCCACCACCTTGGAAACCATCAAAGTTTTCCATATATGCTTCTATAATATATGAGTCATTAAATTGACCTATGACCTCTTCATTAAATACACCATCAGTTAACATTATTTCTCTAGGGCAATAGAGAATATCCATACCAAACATCTTAATGAATTCCTCAGTAAGATTTTGCTGTAAGAACTGTTCGTTCCTAGTACCATTTGTGAAGTAGGTGTTTCTTGCCATTATCCTATCATGTCTAGAGGTGGCATTTCATACTGTGTAAGCATTTCAGTCTCTAACTTTGCTACCTTTTCTTTACCCTCGTTGTATATAAACTCACCATTCATTGTAATTCCACCTGGCAACTGTGCTCCTTGAAACTTTATTAAGTTAGTACCCCACTGCCTTTGAATCAATGCAGTCACATATCTCTTTAACCATACGTCATTATAAACATCCTCAAATTGTGTAGGATCAACTGCACGATAACATTCGAGAACTAAGAACTGATCTGCAGGAACATCAGTCTTAAAATCTAAATCAAGATATAATCTATCACCACGTCTTTGAAATCTAATCTGTTTCTGTCCCTCTAACAGATAGTAGATATCTTCTAATCTTCTATTGACCATTTCATATGTAAGAATCTCTGTCTGTGTAAGATCCCAAAGGTCATTCAATCTCCACTGATATCTAACATCAAATAAGTTTGTGACATTCTTAGATACAAAATCAAAACACTTAATAACAGATGTCACGTATGGTGGCATCTTGATGTAGTTGTTCTGCTCTTTGAATGTGACAGTCTGACCAGATGATGTTCCAGAACTTACAGTGGTATCAGTATCTGTTGTCATATCATCCAACATCAACTGACTGTACTGTACTTTTAAATGGGTTCTGATGTAACCATCCATATGTCTTTCATTAAAAAACTGGATAGCATCATCCACGAGGTCATTGATTTGATCATCCTCTATGTTTATTTCTAGGACTGGTGCACCGTTTTGACGCAATGCATAATCTATAAGTCCTTGTCTGGTTGATGGGGAAGCCATGTTAGGTAGGATTGATGTTGAATCTAATTCTTACATAGTATGTAGTATTAGCACTTAAGTTTACTGCACCAGGTAAGGTATAAGATAGTAAGTTTGTTGAGTTACCAAGAGATTGGTGAACGATAGTTGCAAAGGTATTTGCAGGAGAAAATTGCCAATCACTAGATGAATGTGTGTAACCAGTCTTCATCTGTATACTAGCAACATTTATTGTTGGGTTGAATGCTGGTGTAATAGTTTGTATATCTGGTTGATCAACTAATGGAGTTGTAAAGTTTACTGCTGATGAGAATGCACTCTCAAGACCAGCGTTATCTCTAAATTTAACCTGTACAGAGTATGCGGTATCAAAGTCTAGAGTTCCAGATGGAACAGTGATAGATGTTTTATTACCAGTATCACCACTAGCAAATGTGTCTGCTGTGTTATACACAGTGACGTTATCACTAACTCTTCTTATTCTCCAGAAACTAGAGAAGTGAACTGATCCAGAATACTCTACAACATATGCTGATGTATTGATTACAGGTTGTCTAGAGAATGTTTTACTGGTATCAGTATCAATAACAGGAGTGATGGAACTAGGTGCAGATACGAACTCAGACTCATTAACAGTGAGTGTTGCTGCATTCGATGTAACTGTTGTAGCATTTGGATTACTTAATATACAACGGAATTGTTCTGAGGGGTTTGTTGGATAAACTGTAGCGGGAGTTGTATACGTTGCTGTGTTAGCACCATTTATATTACTCCAAGTTGCTGCATTATCAACAGACTTCTGCCACTGATATGTAATAACATCACTTGTTATTGATGCAACTATGTTAAGTGTTGCAGTCTGTCCTTCAATAACACCAACGTTTTGTGGTTGTGTGCCGATTGATATGACACGTAAGATTGTTAGTAAAGCAAATGTAGATGTGATAGGAGCAGATGAACCTACAAGAGATACAGTACATGTATAACGGTCATTGTTGTCTGCAGCAAACGTGGTTGTTGGAGTTGTATACGATGCACTCGTTGCTCCTGCTACCTGAGTATAATTGTTTCCACCATCATCAGATCTATTCCACTGGTATGTTGGAGTTCCACTACTAGATGTGCTTGATACTGAGAATGTTCCAGTACCACCTTCGTTAACAGTTGTGTTAGATGGTTGTGCAGTAATAGAAAATGTTCTTACAACTGTAAGATCAACATCATTAGTATATGCCGAAGCAGATGCTCCAACAGCATCTATCTTACAACGATATGAGTCTTGATGATCTGCAGCGTATGTAGTTGCAGCAGTTGTATATGATGCAGAAGTTGCTCCCGCAACTGTATTCCAAGTTGAATCAGCTGTATTCAAAGCATTACCTTGACCTGTATGGAAATGACACCAGTAATAAATGGTGCCAGTCGCACTGCTAGGTATATTCCATATTACTTGACGAGTAGTAGCAGCGACAAATCCACTAACATAATTTGCCATAGTTACAGTAACGCCATCCAACTTATAGGTAACACCTGTATTGTAATGAGTTCCACCAGCTAACTCTCCATCTAAAGTTGTACTGAGCATCAATGGATGATGTTGATTATTGTAATTAGCATTAGAAGAATCTGACTGATCAAAAGTAAAAGTGTGTCCCCTATATGCACTAAGGGCAGGTTTTTCTAAACCAAATAAGTAAAATACACCTGTTGCTTGACCACCTACTGTGTCAACTCCAACTGTAACGTTAATAACTTTATTACCATGATTAGATTGCTCCCACTGATATGTGACACTAGGACTATGTGATGACTGTCCAGCAGCACCACCTCCACCACCACTAGGAGTATCAAATTGTTCTGTCTCGAATGATGATGAAGCTGCGTTACCACCAACAGGTGCCATGGTAACATCACCGAGTGTACTGAATGTTGCAGTGGAACCTTCATTTACTGAAGCACTGTTTGGTTGAGTTGATACAACCACAGTTACAGTTTCTACTTGTAATGTAGCAACGTTAGACGGTATAGTTGTTGCACCATTTGCTGATAATAAACAACGGTATTGATAAGAATCGTATGCTGTAGTTAATGTAGGAGTTGTATAAGTTACTGTTGTACCACCACTTCCCTCAGATACATTAGACCATGAAGCACCAGAGGTTATTGATACTTGCCACTGGTATGTAATGTCTCCTGCATCATTATCAGATGTAGTTGCAGCAACACCAAATGATGATGTACCACCAACTGCACCAGTTATATTAACTGGTTGAGATGTTACATTGATTGTTCTTTGTACTAAGTTTCTTGCAGGATTAGTGAATACTTCAGCAGCACCAGCAACGTTTAATTTACATCTATAGTAGTCACCGTAGTCATTGTCGTATGATGTACTACCTGTAGTATATGTTGTACTATTAGCACCACCTATATCAGCGTATGTTGTGCCATCTCCATTCTGTGATATCTGCCATTGATATATAACAGTTGCAGCATCTTTTGTACTAGCAGCAGTGGTAAATGATCCAGCTGCGGGTGCCATTGGTTGAGAATTACTTGGTTGTGTGTCTACAGTAATTACACGAGTTACAGTAAGTGTTGCAGCAGTAGTTGTGCCTGGTGCAATAGATGTTGATGAAGACATCTTACATCTGTACTGATAAGTGTTGAGTGAGTATTGATCATCAACACTTAATGTTGACAATGTTGCACCACTATAGAAACCACCGTTAGTTACGTTAGACCAACCAGCACCACCATTACTTGAGTATTCCCACTGGTATAAGATAGTAGAACCATCAGAACTTGTAGCAGCAACAGGACCAAAGGTAGCATTGACATTTGCCCCAGCTTCTATTGTTGTAGATACAGGGTTTCCTGTAACAGTTATTAGAACACCAGTTCCTGTTGTAGTGAATGAGTATGCACGAGCATTTTGAGTTACGTTTTCAGTAACAGTAAAGTTGAAAGTAGTATCAAGATAATCTGATGTTACAGTTCCAGATAACTCACCTGTTGAAGTATTGAATGTCAATCCAGATGCACCTAGACCATCTCCACTAAGTGTATACGCTTCAAATGTAGGTTCATTAGCAAAAGTTGTTCCAGCAAGTCCTAATTGCACACTAACAGTTGCACCGTTTGCATATGGACTACCATTTAATGCACCACTGGATGTTGTCCATGTTACACTGCTATCAACATATGGGAAGAATGCACCTATTTTTTTAGTGAGTGTAGAACCAGTTCCTGAATAATCAAAATCAACACCTGAATCTAATGGGTAGTATGCTACGTTGGTATATGAACCTGTACCAGCTGCTTCTTGTGCATCTGTCTGCGAACGTAATGTAGTTGATGTATAGACTACGCCATCAATACTTTCGTGGGTTTTTGCTTCTGGATCTATTAGTGCTAAGTAATTATTTGAACCACCACCTGTTGTACCAGCAGTAGCATTTGAACTATTCTGTACAGTAATACTATTATTAACTCCACTTTCTGCTTGTATAGTTAACCATCCAGATTGTGCTAAACCTGAGACATCTATACCACCAACAGTAATACCACCTGATCCACCAGATGCTGATTGAACTGTAACAGCTCCATACATTGAGTTATGGGCAGAGCATTGATAATAGTAAGTTCCTGTAGCGTTTGGTGTCCATGATAGAACAGAGTTTCCAGTGGCACCTTGTCCTGTTGCAGCTGGTGTGTTTACTTGATTACCAGTTCCAGTTCCTTGAACTGTTTTAAAGTATGTTGGGTGACTACCCGCTACGTTTGATAAGTTAAAGTTTAATGTATCTCCAACACTTATAGTTACTCCTGCATTGTTACCACTAACATTACCATTTCTATCAGTTCCATTTAATGTGTAATATGAAGCACTAGGTGCGGTTACTGTTATATTGTAAGTGTTTGATACTGAACCACCAGATCCCGCTGTAGATCCAGTTGTTCTCAACTGACATTTCTTACCAACATTTCCTAGGAAATGAGAAGAGTCAGCAGGGTTGAACTTTATCTCTAAGAAATTATTTCCTGCTAAAGTTACATATGGATTGTCTATTAATTTCTTATCTTCTATACTATTAGTTGGATAGTATGTGGATGAACCTTTTCTTATATCTCCAGTAGCATCAGTGGTTCTACAGAAAGTTTTAAATGTTCCTGTTAAATTATTTGTAGTGAGTGTGTATCCATTTGCACCACACCACGCCAGAGCAATACCAGCAACTAAAGGTGCTGAGAATGATGTACCACTTATAACTGTATAGTTACTTGCACTTGTCTGAGGTGTGTTTGCTAACCAATCATATTGTGGAACTAAGATTCTAGAACCTGGTGCTACTAATGTTACGCCAGCACCATAGTTTGAGAAGTTTGCCCATCTATCATTATACTCAGTTGCACCAACAGATACTTTATTTTGATTTGCATCTACATTGTTTATACCACCATTGGTATTGTCAGCATATCCTGCAGTCCTTGAACCAGCAATACACTTTGCTTGTATAGGTCCTGCAAAGGCATCCGCACTATTTTTAAATCCATTACCAGCTGACCTTACAATAATAATATTGTATGTGCTTGATATAGTTCCTTCAATGTCGTCTAATAACTCTTCATCAGTTCCACTGTCGGAACCAGCGTCATTTAATTCAACGTAAGGATAATTCTGTGTTGGTATAGTAGGACCAAAGGATGAGTTGATAACAGCTGGACGATTACTACCTTTATAATTTGCATTACCACTGGTGTTGTGATCTATAACTGCCTGATAAGCACTAAGTATGTTCGTATAAGATGCTGATAATGTACTATCAAATGCCTTAAGTGCATATATCTTTGATCTCTTTGACACGCCAGCAGTTCTCCCAGCCGCCAAAATAGCACAGTGAGTACCATGTCCATTGTCATCTTCGTTATTAGATCCATAACCACCAGCATAATGTGATAACTGGAATACTCTATAGTTCTGTTGTTCTGTAGTACCGTTTAAGTCAGATACAAAGTTTGGGTCATATAGTTCAGAATGTAATGCTGCGTTGTTACCTGTAGGTCTACTTGCTCCTCTTACACCAGTATCAATGACGTATAGGTCAGCACCTTCACCTTGCTGACTGTAACTAAATTGTCTGTTTAAATATTGCCTATCTTGTTTTGTAATTCTATCTAAATGCCAGTAGTCAAATATGTTTATAGTACCATATTTGTTTGGAGATGCACCATAACGTCCCATTCCAGCAGTAGTTACATTGTAAAAATATAGTATAGATGGTGTTGCAGAACTTACTACTAATTCTACTGATGCACCAGCTTGTCCTGCAGTTCCTGATGTAGTTACACCTGTATTGAAAGATACTCCCCCAGTAGTATGTGTGCCATCTGGAGTTATAGAGAATAACATTGGGTGACCAGCGTTAGATGAATCACTCTGATCAAAAGTATATGTTGCTCCGTCTAAGAAACCAGTTTGGTTTGCGTATGTTGTATATGAACCACCTTGTGTCTGTGAAAATACGAACAAATCGTTTCCACTCGTAGAGTCTACTTTGACATATATTGTACCTGTTCCACTTCCTGTTAAGGATCTAGTATTACTAGTTGTATTGTTTTCTCCAGTAGAGTTTAGAGTGGTAGACCCACTAGTTACAGTTGTTAACTGAGACTCTTGTATTGGATTACAAGAAATTCTATTCTCATCCCATGTTGCTTTCTTAACAACATTTAATGCTCTGAGTTGATCCAAGATAACGCTCTCATATCTCTCAGGACAATCAAACGATACTATGGAAAAAGTTTTAAAATATTCTACAAAGGTTAAGTAACCATATAATTTCAAGATTGCTGACGTTGCAGAATCTAGACTATAGTTATCACTGACCCTTACTATTACCCTCTTCATTCTGTTGGTACAATAAGTCCTTCAGATATATTTATGTACTACTGTCGTTTGCCTTTGCTAATAGTTTCTGAACCTCTGCTTCTCTTACAGATTCCATCATCGTTTCAACAGGTTTCACAAACTTTAAGTCGTGTTTTTCATCAAACTCAAATTTAGTCCTGAGATGGGTTCTATTTCTTTCCACTATGATATGATAGTAATTACCATATACATTTTTGGTAAATCCTATTGATATTATTTCTCTACCATCGTAGAACTCCCCTACTTTGTAGGGGCAGGTCTCCAACGTGCCATCAAACTTTGTTGCAGGTTGTCTTGATGCTACGTGTTCTAGTTTCCTAGCTTCACTCGACGGGAACGACTTCCTCTTCATCTGGTTTCTTTAGTGTCATTTGTAATGCTTCAACAGCACCTTCCAATCTCAATACTTGTTCTTTACGAGTTGCAAGTGCTTTTTCCATCTCAACGATTGTTGCTTTTTGTTCCTTAAGTTGATTGGTGAAGTCTTTCACCATTGTTTCAGCGTCCATAGTTTAAAATGATAAGTGTACTATTTAGTGTAGAAATGCATTGAAGGTTAGGCGGTCTACATCCCATCCCTCTTGTCTAAAATATGGCGAGTGCCACATTCTACCTTCATAAACAAGGAGAGTATTGAATTCGTGTTTTTCAACATGGTACCTCTCCCAATGTTTAGTTTTGTATTTTGATGGATCAAAGTTAACATATGCATTTACTTTGTTAACTATCCGTTCTATCCGATAATTTTTATCAGATGAAACAAACTCCTCATCATACTCAGCGTGTCTCCAAAATGCAGTACCGTTATCAGTATCTTCCATTTCTTCATCATAGTTTAATGCTAACACAGCAGCGTAGTGTGTGTCATCCGTATGAGGTGTAAGACTACACATTCTACATTTCTTTTCTACTTCGTAACTTTGAAATGTAAAATGAGAGAACTCTGGATCCTTCATTACCTTCTTAGATGCTTCAAAATAATTGTTTAAGATAAATCTAAACTGAGGTAATAATTGATTTGAAACATGTCCCAATCTAGAAACATAACCTGGCAAATTAGAAAACTCACCACCGACAGTAGATACATAATCTGCTGCCATAGCGTATGCCCTAACTTGCTCTGGGTTAACAAAGAAATTTTTTATCTTAATAACTCTGTTCTTTGCTTTACCTATATGAAGTTGTTCTACTTCCCAATCTTTTGGGTGTAGGGAATTTAATATCTTTGGATCAATTATTTTCATACTGTTTCTAACTGAGATGCATTTCTGTCTTCACCAAAATAATCTTTAATCAATTTGTCTTTACGTAAAACAAGAACATGTAGTCCATTCCACCAGTGAGTAGGATTCTCTATGACTCCACTTAGTATCCTTCTTTCAAAAAATACTTCTAACTGGTTCTCTTGTATAAAAGTAACTGTACTCTCAACAACACCATCAAAGTTGGCATCATCTACTACGAGTATGAACTGATCATCTAAGAATGGAAGAACATGGTTCAAGTTGTTCATCTGTTCCATCATATCATGATTTGCATCATAAAACAATATGTTAGGTTTAACACCATCAAAGTCTTCTTCTGTTAGTTCATCAATAGATGCTTTGACAAATGCTGCATTACCATTCTCATACTTTTCCCAATAGTTTACTAGAGTATCATATGGGTTCCCAACCTCTGTCCACCTTATATGGTCTGTCAGGGGTCTTACATTAGACTCTGAGAAGTCATCTACTCCAATACACTTAACATTATTATTCATAGTTGCAGCAAAGAATGTGCTTCCAACATGAGTTCCAAGTTCTAGATATACTGCATCCTCGTGAGAACATAGACTGTTAAGGAAATGTCTAACACGATTAGAAGTTAATCCCATCGGTTCAAATCCATCAGGATTGAAGTTAGAGTTCTCTTGCATACCGTCATCTATAGCATTCAATACTCTCTGTACATACTCATCCATATCTACAGGTCTATCTTGTTTTTTAAGATGTGCATTAACAACATTTTCACAGTAGTTGCAATCCCAACAATCAAATCCACAAGTCTTTATCTTCTCTCTCCATAAAGCAATAGGACTATCTTTTACAAGAAGGTCATCCATATACTTATTAAACTCTGGAAACATTGTTTCTATTTTTTCATTGCCCCAAGCAGAAATTATATCCATGGACTCTTTGAGTTTCATAGCATTTTCTCTACCGTGCATTTTAAATACATCAATACCAAGATCCAAAAATTCATTCCAATCTGATTTCCAAGGAGGTAAATTAGCTGCTTTCAGTGCGTGAGAGTTATCTTCTATATCCCACTTAGCACAAGAGTTTGTACTGATAGGATCCATAAAGTATTGTGGAGTATCTTTTGTTCTTGTGCTATTGAAATGATAGTGTTCGTCCATCATAGAACAACCACCCCAACAACCCTCGTTAGTTAAAATTGATAACTCTACAGGTTTGCCAATAGATGCACAGTATTCTTTTGCTTTTTTTATTTTTAATAGAGCATTCTTATCTCTCATCAAATCTCTATCTAAATTGATGTAATGGAATCCTGCTTCCGCAAGAGACACAACTTCATTTGCTCTACTTACATTTCTAAGTATTGTATTCTTAATCTTTAATTCTGGAAATTCTTTTTGTAAGATTCCTGTAGCAACCCAACTAGTATGTGGTATAGTTACTATCTTGACACCCGCTTCATATAGTTGCCTAAAATTTTTGACAAACAAATCCAGATGTTCTAAGTCTGGTCTTACGTAGATATTATTGAACGTTGCTGATAATGGTATACCAGTCTCTTGATGAATAGCATATGCATTATAAAACAATTGAACTGGGTCACCTTGAAATACATCACCCATAGCATCCTGATTAAAAGGAGGCATCCTACACGTGAAGTATAAGTCAACAATATATTCTTTATGTCTTTTCAACCAAGGTATGAATACATCCTCAGCATATCTCGAATCAATCTTTGGGTTTATTGGAAGACTGAAGACGGATTTTTTCTTTGGGGATGTCATGTTTCACTTCAGATAATTGAGGATTAGTTTCCTCAGGTGTTGTAATTTCAGAACCATTTATTTGCGGAGGAGTAAATTTACCACCCTCCATGATGTTAGCAACAGATCCACCCATTGCTTGTCTCATCTTTTCTACTCCTGCTCCAATAAGAGCAGAGTGGTGTACAGCTCCAGATAAGACTTGGACTTGATCATCAGGAGGTAGATTCATAATAGAATCCATGTTACCAGTGCCAACGTGTCCAAAAGAAATCATATCGCAAGCAGCTTGTTTTGCCATACGACTGATCCAGTATTTCTTATCTTCCTCCTCATTGGTATCTAGATAATACTCTACTCCTTTAGATTTGTCTACCATCTCTTCCAACTGACCTGTAAAGTTAGCAATCTCTCGTTTACATACTAAAACTTTTTGCTCCCAGATAGTTCTATCGTAGTGAGCTTTCTCAATTTCAACTTCAACCATTTCCTTATCTAAAGGATCAGTCGCCAGTTTTAATTGTCTATTGAGTTTTTTAATATCAATAGCGTTCTTGTCAAGACGATACTGTAACTCCACTCTAGTGTTGTCTCTAGACTGTAGTTCTAGCAATGCTTGCTGTACTTTTTTAAATGGTGTTATCTGTGTCCCAACTACAAAATTCTGGTTTTGATATTTAGTTTGTCCACCTTCTAATTTGTACGAATGTTCTATCCAACCCTTTTCAGAATCCGAAAGTTCCATAAGCTAGTTCTCCATCAAGTCGTTTTTGATTTTCATCAATACGTCCTAACTTCTGACCCTGCTTAATCGGCATTCCAACATTCAAGTAATCTTCGTACAAGATGTTCATATCCCACATATTATCACAGTTCCTGATCTGGGAACGTATTGCATGATATTTGCCTAATAATGAGGCGTAATCTATAAGGTATTTATCATGGTTTTTGAGGACTCTTTTTACAAGTTCTCCTTTCTGCATTCCTCTCGTCATGCATAAGATATCTATAAAGGGAGTCTTCGAGTTCTCATCTTCGGTAAACCGTCTAGCTTCTTCAAGTTGATATAACCAACTCTCTGATTCTACATCACAACAATTTTTAAAGTTCTTAAATCTTAAATCAAACTCGTGTTCAATAACTAAGATTGCTTGCTTCTTCATGTAAGAAAGAGCGAGTTGTATATTTTTAGATTCAACTTTTTTCTTTTTCTTAACATGTACCATCTCACCTTTGTCATTCATTTCCATGACATAATCTTTATAGTGAGATCTCACCTCTCCTTGGAATCGTGGTGCGTTTAAAAATTCTTTCTCATCTAATTCGATATATCTCTTGAAGCAAGATTTAACTGTCTCAAAGACAAGTTTGTTCATCTTGACAGTAGTTACATTATGAAAATTAAATACAACTGAATATGTTGTAGAGTGTGGTTTTATATCTGCCATCCTCAATGTATCCTCGTGGATAAGCATATAGATATAACCTTCTTTAATTTTTTCTTTGTCCTTAATAAACTTCTTAGTCTCTAATTCTAGAGGATGCTGAGGTACATATTTTGGACGTAAGAATTCCTCATCTTGTATAAGATCAGCAGGGATTCTTTTTTTCCACGCAGTATCTTCCTTCTCCTTTAGGAAGTTTCTGTTGGTTACAAATCTATTATTCTCCATTTACCTGTTTCTTCAATGCATCAAATTCCTTTCTCAAGTCTTCATGCTCTTTCTTTAAGATCATGAATGCCTGATAACTTGCGAAATCTGGTTGATTAAAATACATCAACGCATCGCTTCCTGTTTTAATACTTACATTTCCTGTTGACATTACTGATACCTCAATCCTGTTACTGCAAATGCTCCAGTGAAACATGCACCAGAGGATTGTCCCTGATGACCTTTAGGTTCTGCTTTAAATCCTAAAACAACGTCTCCATCTGTAGCGTGGAATCTCTTCCAAGTTCTATTGTTCTGATAACCTCCACCACCTCCTGCGTAGTTACCCATACAGTAACCCCAGTCTTGACCCATACACATATTTTCTTCACCAGAAGATATATCTACTTGGTTGAATGCACTACCTATTGATGAAGTTGTGACATCGTTAAATTTGAGCCATGGTAGTGTAACATTATTACCGTTACCATGATAGCAGAAACCCCACTTGGTTGACAAGTCTTTCTTCCAACCATCTCCACCCCATCCAGATAAACTGTAGGATGAAACAGACTCATTACTAAACTGTACATATCTTGCGTTACCAGTATCACCAAATAGATGACATCTAGTTTCACCTTCTGATCCAGTAGCACCACCATTACCAAAACCGTTACCTAGTCTTGTAGACATTTCAGTAACAAAGTTTAGTCTCTGGATAGAACCAGGACCTCCACCAGCAGTGTAACCTCTTTGTGTTTGTTGACCTGAGGCACAGCCAGGATCGTCTGTACTGTCCCAACTGTCTATTGATGCACCAATACTGTCTGGAGTAGAGTTATATGCATCGCCATGTCCGTATGTTCCATTAGGACCAAAAGATCTATTAGTTCCAGTGTGTAGGTTAATACTACTTACCGCTTGTCCAGAACCACCGTATGAGTTCTGTGTACCGTAAACATATCCGTTAAAGTCACCGAAGTTTCCATCAACATATGATGCTGCTCTGTCTAACTGGTCACCACGACAAATAGTTACGTCTGTTGCTTGATATATCTGATTAACTGTTCTCCATGGATTTGATCCTCTATAACCACCAACCAAATATCCATGTGTGAAAATACTTCTGTATAAGAATGAAGAACCAACTGTGATATTATATGTGCTTCCAGTATATGTGTACCATTGTCCTTCTCCACTATAAGGATTATAGTTTCCAGAACTTACAGATGGGTTCTGTGCGTTAGCAGATCCAGTATCTGTGTTGTAAGGACCGAAGTTATTAGTACCATAACTTCCTTGAAATGCTGCTTGACTAGATTCTGATGCTGCTGCTGTTCCCCAGAAAGCATTTTTACCATCAGACATTAAAATACCACCCGCAGTCTTAGGACTTTGAGATGGTAGTGTTTCAAATAAAACACCGTTCTGTAATAAATCACCAGTAAAATTTATGTTACCAGTAACATCAATGTTCTTTGGTATAGCAACTGTACTACCACTAGAGGTAACAGTATTTACTTGTGTAGTAGCAGCATTTAACTGTGACATAATTTACTCGGTATATTTCTCTTTAATTGCCTTAATTGTTTTATACCAATTACCATCTTTACCAGGCATTAGTCCTGCATCCATATCTTTCCACAACAAATTTAATTGTTGTTCTACACTCAGTTCTTCATAGTCTAATCTTCTTAGAAAATGGTGATCTGGTTCTGAATATATTTTTGGAATTACACTCCCGTTTGATGGTTCATAGGTAAAATCAGGAGGTTGCATTCCCTCAATAGTTTCATCAGGAATATCTTTCCAGAAGTAATCTTCGTGTGTTTCAAAACACTCGTCTTCAGTCATAACAAACTGACAAACGTTATTATTGCTTTTGTTAATTAATGCGAAACTCATAATCTTTATGTGTAATTGAATACGATAACGCAGCCTGCACCACCGTTTGAGTTATTGTATGCGAAACTGTTTTGTGAGTAGTAACCATAACCTCCACCAGATCCCCACTGACCATGAGTAATCTCTTCTTGGTCGTTTTGATAATGGTGTGAAGATCCTGCTTTATGCCAGAATGATGATCCACCGCCACCTTCTCGGTTAGTACCGTGACACATTTCACCACCACCGCCAGGTAAGTTGATATCACCACCAGAGGCATTTCCACCAGGTCCTCCCTGATATGGGTTATCGGTTTGTCCACCCTGACCGCCAGTAGCAGTTATATAAGAACCAAAGGATGAAGTTCCTCCAGTTGATCCTCTACCACCGTTACGAGCATATGCTCCTCCACCACCATAGGTGTAGTTTACAGTACTGACATTAGATACATCAATGTATCTGATAGCAGTGGCACCACCACCGCCTCCAGCACCACGATAAGCGTTGTCGTTAATTCTTGCTCCACCGCCACCACCAGTTGCATATACTAGAACGTGAGTACAACCAGATGGTTTACTCCACACTCCAGATCCACCAGAAGTTGACTTAGAGTTCCAAGTACCATTCTGTGAGGTGTATGTATTAATGCTAAGTAAAGCACCACTTACAGTGAATGCTTCGTATGAATTACCATCCCAAATTTTAAAAGTTCCTGAGGAAACGTCGATAACGTTTGATCCTGCAGTACTCTGTATTTGGTCTACTCTTAAAATTCCTGCCATGATTAGTTTAAACTATGCTCCAGTATCCACCACTGTTTATGGTAACAGTTACACCGCTATTTATAGTAATAGGACCTGAACTTAAACAGTTGTCTCCACTATTAACAGATGTGCTCTCTCCAATAGAGTTTCTATTACGCTTCATTACACCATATCTATCTATCCATTGCTTGTCTCCATCAGCACGAAGAACAACGGATCTTTGTCCGCTAGATAGACCCACAGATGATGTATTGATATTTAGACCGTTCGCTCCTCTAACTTCCATTCGGTAAGATGACTGTGTTTGGTCACCACCACCATAGATTGTCCAGTAACCACCGTCACCATCAATAGAACCCATTCCAGTATTGTTATTAGATCTGAAGTAGAAGTTATCTCCAGTTCTAAGATATGTGTGTGAGTTGTTAGCAAAGTAGAATCTTTCTTGTCCACCATCATCATTCAACCATGTGTTAACACTAGCACCTAAGTATGGAAGTGCTAATGCAGTATAACCATCAAGTAAGTCTGCGTTAAGATTAGGACATACAGTTGTAGAACTAACAGAGATCGGTGCACTACCTTGTGCGACTGTAGATCTTATAGTATTTGTTGAACGAATGTCGCCCTTAACATCAAGTTTGTAAGATGGTGTACCACTACCAAAGTTACCCACACCTACATTACCACTTCTTGAGATTCTCATAGACTCGAAGAAGTCGCCAGAACCATCAGTTCCTTGTGTATAGAACGATAGACCTAGGTAATCACTATCTGTGTTTTCACAAACACCAGTAATCATTGCACGTCTACGACTTCCAGTTCTCCATACAAGAGAACCTAAAGTATGACCCACAGTAAATGCTGTGTCAACTTGAATCAACATTGATTCTCCACCAGTTGCAGTCATAGATGCTGATCCATCACCGTCACCAGTGTTACCACCTTCGTCTACGTGGATACGTGCTGCAGGATTGGTTTCCCCAATACCTAAGCGACCACCACGGAAAGTGATATTGTTGTATGATAAGTAGGTTCCATTCCAACCAAAGTCATTACTATCATTACCAAATCTTATTGAACCTACGTTAGAGTTTCCTCTACCACTAATCTTAAGAACGTTTGTTGCTGCCTTACCAATATTAACACCATTAGATCCAGCAAGTTGTAATGAAGAAGCACCAGTATTATTGAAAGTACCTTGGTCAGCAGTTAAGTCATTAACTGTTAAGTGTCCAGAAGCATCTCTACGTGCAAGAGTATTTGCTGTTGCAGATGTTGACTGAGTATAACCATCAACATAGTGAGCGTCTAACTGTGATGATGCTCCATCGTTTCCTGCGTGCCACATGGTGTTACCATTGACAGTTAGGTCGTTTGCGTTAAATCTTAATGCACCATTACCATCACTTCCATTACCACCAGAGACGATCATTTGAACGTCATAGTTTGGTGCTTGACCTGATGATCTAAAGTCTATTGTTGGTGTAGTAGATACCGCTGCTTTACCAATCTGTAACTTAGCACCGTTTGCATTATCACGTAATCCAATAATTGTGCTAGATCCACTAGAAATTTTATTAGATGATGATACAGTCCATTTTGTGCCAGGATTAGGTCCGAAGACATATATGTTTGGATTATTATTAGAACCAACAAATGCTATCGTTCCAGTTACAAGAGAGTATATTTCACCAGTTGTGTGTGTAAGTTCTTGAACACCGCCAGAACTATCAACTACGATAGAACCAATGTTGTTTGTTGCCCCTATATCAGAGTAGATAGTATATGTTCCACCATTGTTGATGTTACCACCAACACCACTATTACAATGGAAATTTGGAATGTATAGAGTATATTTTAGTCCTGTGTCATTAACATAGAAGTTCTCAAAGACCATCTTGTCTTGACCAAGAACCTCTGGTAAGAACATATCACCAATAGGTGATGTAACTCCACCACGTGTGTCACCTATGTTATAACCTGTCTGATACCAAAGTCCTTGTGATCCATCTAATTTGTCAGCATCTAGACCTGTTCCAGCACCATCGTTACCAGATGACCATATCTTCTCCCAGTTAGAGTAGACTGCATTTATTCCACCATTACCTCTGATGTATAGATTGTTATTATCTGTGAATCCTAATTGAGTTGATGCAGTTCCAGTAGACTGTCTTCTGTAAGTTACAATACCGTGTGTAGTACCACCATCATTTAATGCTGTAGCAGAGTTGTTTCTTAATGCTGCAGCAACACCATTTGCTGCCTGAGCAGGAGATGGGTTTGATGTGAGTGATGCAGTCTCGTTAAATATTCTGTTTGCAGTATCAGCAGTACCAGATATAGAGATGTTGTATGTTACGTTTGCAAGTCTTGCAGGATCTAACGTACCAAAGATAATGTTGTTTGCAGTCTGATAGTAGATACCTTGGTTACCATCTAGTCTGTCAGCGTTAAGTTCTGAACCAGGTCCTTGGTCAATTGAAACTTGACCATTATCATCAATAACAAATCCACCTTGATCTTGGTTAGCAACTGCTTGGTTAGCAACGTCCTTTCTAAATCTGAATACACCGTAGTTACCATATACACTAGCACTTGCAGTTAGTGCATTACCCTTTCTAATATCAATTTCAATGTTACCAAAGGCACGATTGATTGATCCTTTAACAGCACTCAATACTGCAGAACTACCAGAACCAAGTTCACTTGGTATAGTTACAGAGAATGTTCCAGTATAACCAGTACCAGAGTCAGTAACCTGTGCGGATGTAATTGCACCACCTGATACAACATATGTTGCACGAGCAACGTCTTGACTGGTAACAGAAACGTTACCACCTTCCATTGGTAAGTTCTGATAAGTTCCATCTGTATATCCAGTACCAGCGTTAGTAATAGTAATACTGTCAATGTATGAACTATCTGTTACTGATCCACCAATTAATATCGCATCAGCAGTTGTAGGTCTAATTGATTGTAATGCATACTCCCATGATGAATCACCACGTAAGAATGTGAATGAGTTTGCAGTACCCTTTCCTGCCATTCTTTCTGGGTCAATTGTACCAGCAACAATATTAGAAGCATCAATATTTGTTGATGTCAACTGTGTCCAGTTACCAGCATTTTGTGCTGATGTATTAACTACTCTTGAAAGGTCAACTATTCTCTTTCTAGCATAGTTACCAGATGTGGTTGCACTGTTAGGAGATGTAATAGAGAACTGACTAGAGTTCAATAATGTTATAGTGTAGAATCCATCAGGACCATCACCTGTAGTAAAGTCAAAGAATTGTAAAGCACCGTTAGCAAGACCGTGATTACTCTCAGTGAATGTTATTGTTGTTGTACCACTTTGAGAATAAGTTCCAGTTGCTAAGTTTGCTAATGCTTGGTCTACAATAAAGTCACCAGCGTCAAACTTAATATTGTTTGCAATCGCAATCGCAACTCTACCTTCTATCTGAGCAGAAACAACTGCATTGTTAGCAACACCACTAGGTGATGTCAATACCTGTACTGTTGGTTGCGAGTAGTAACCTTTACCAAGGTTTGTGATAGTAACACTAGTTACAACACCACTTGTTACATTACATGTTGCAGCAGCTTGAACTCCATTACTTGTGTCATCAGGTGCAGCGATTGTTAGGTTAAAGTTACCTGAGTATCCAGAACCACCGTTACTAATTACATAGTTAAATACAGCACCGTCATTGTATGATGAAACTGTACCACGAGCAGTTGTAGAACTACCAGTAATAATGTCTCCAGAAGTAAACTGATAAGCACTGTTTGGTGTAAATGCTAGGAATTGACTTTCTAAGTCATTTTCTAAGATATAAGATATTGCTATACCAGCAGTTACAAATTGATGAGTACCAGAACCTTGATTAGTTAAAGTAATCTCAGAGTTTGCAGATGCATTAGATGAAGTCGCAGCAAGTTTGATTGTATTGTCATCAACTTTAATAACGTAGTAGACATTGTTTGTTGACAACCCACCAATTGCTGATGAACCTTCTGTATATGTTAACTGATCTCCAGTTGATGTACCGTGACCTGTGATTGTAATAGTATCAGCACCTGTATTAACAGAAGATGATGCAACGTTGAATGTAGTTGCTGTTGTTTGTATCGCAATGTCACCAGCGTTTGCGTCTTCAATAGCAAGTCTTTCTGCTTGTGATGCAACAGATGTAATATTGAATGGACGTAATGCAGGGATTTGGTCAAGGTTAATCTTACCATTTGAAGTTAACTGAACTAGAGCAGATGGAACTGCGTTTGTTGAGAACGGTTGGTTTAGATATGGTCCTAAATTATTTGAAATATAATCTTTAACAGATGCCTGTGTAGGTAGTAAGGAGTCAGATGCGAATGTTCCACCTAAGTTATCATCTTGTGAGAATCCTGTAATTGTGATGTCACCACCAACAATCTTAATAGATGTAAGTTCTGAGATTGCAACAGTACCAACAAAACTAATAGCACCAGTTCTGTTGAAGATCGTAACAAAGTTACCAACTTTAAAGTCACCAAATTCGTTGGTTCCTGATGTATAAACCTGACCGAATAATTCTTCTGCTGCTTCGTATGCACTTCCTAATCCAACACCACCGTTTTGTGGTAAAGCAGCGTAGGTGTTACCTGATCCAGAGTATTCCCAAGTGTGTGATGATGAGTTACATACAGATGGTCTGTGGAATTTAATTGCTAAACCTACAAGGGTAGTTAATGGTTGAGAACCAGCTACAAAACCAGCATCGTTAGAAGACTGATATCTAACATTAGTGCTAGTATTCTTATAGTCCATAGACCTGTTGGTCTTGATCTTAGCAACAATCTGTGTACCAGCAGAACCAGAAATAAGTTCTGTCTCTAGAATAATGTGCTCTACAGCAGGATCAGTTGGAGTATGTCCATCAATCTTGATAATATAATCTTCAATCGGAATGTTTGTTAGAGTTGTACCACTAACTTGGATTACCTGTCTACCAGTTGGTGTTCCATTTCCATCAGTGTCATCTACAATAGAATCAATAACACCAATATCAAATGAATATGGTTCAGATCTAAATCCAGTAGCACGTAGAGAGTATGTACCAAAGTTAGACGCTGAGTTAGTAACAGATGCATAACCACCAGACTGTACAAGAATACCATCTTGACAGAAGATAGCGAACACAGAAACTAACTGTGTATATCCATCATTACTAACGTTGTACGCAGTACCACCAAAACAAATGATGGTGAATGCGTTAGCAACCATCGACTTACCTTGTGGATCAAACTGTGCAACGGTGTTACCCTGTGAATTCTGTTTTAAACCTGGTCTAGGAACGTTAGGTGTAGCAACCTTAGCACCATCAATTTCACAACCAGAACCACCAAGGAATGATATAAGTGAAGAGTTCTGAATATAAGGAGATGCTTCAATAACTGGAAGATCTAAGAATACATTTCCAAGTGGGAAATTGTAACTATTATTTGATTGTTCTTGAAGTAAAGGATCAGGGGTTGTTACTGTTCCACTGTATGCTGTAGCACTTGATAATACGTTATCAAGAATACCCCAGTTTGTAGTCAATGCAGATACAACGTTTGCACATTCTGGTTTACTACTATCTACAGTAATAGAACCATTTGATACAGGAACAATCTGTGAGAATTGACCAGCTTCTAAATTATTTCTTATTGCGTCTATTGATAATTCTTTTGCTGCAGCAAACATTGCACGACTGTACTGAACTTCATTGTTCAAGAATGCAATTGCACTACCACTAATGTATAGATTTGATGCTTCTACAATAGCAGAGTTACCACCATAACGTAAGTCATACTGGAATGCTCTACATATTTTCATTACGTCATCAATACACTGTTGATCGCCAGGTGCAGATGTTCTTGTAACACTTGACACACTACCCGCAGTAGAACCGCTTCCTAAGGCAGTTGTAACAGTATCAAAGAAGGTTGTAATAGAAGATATAACAGATGCACAAGAAGGAGCAGATGTAACAGTTCTAGTAGCGTGTGACATGTTATCGTTAGCGATAGCAGTATCAAGGATTGTGAAGAATCCTTCAACTAGATTTTGTTCAACACTAGTTCCTTTGAGACCAGCGTTAGTTACTTGAGTAAATCCGTGATTACCTTCAATAGTGATTGTTTCACTAGCAGCTGCCTGTTTAGCAAGTCCTTTTGCTAATTGGAATACAGCACGGGACTCTGTTTCTTCCCCGTCTAGGAAAGTAGAGTTTGTGTATAGTTGTGCGTGATCATAAACTTGCTCGTTACCACCATGGTTTAAGTTCCATACGACAGCACGTAAGAAATCACTAACGTCATCAATACAGTTCTGGTTTCCACCAGGCACATTGTGTGAAGGATTGTCTACGTTATATTGTTGAACTGATTCAAATGCAATTAAATCTAAGTTAGCAAGTATTAGAGTTGCAGCATAACCAGATACAGATTGTGATGCAGTATCTAAAGTGAGAGTATGATAATATTGTAATTTTGTAGAATATGGATTTCTGTATAATGGTAAATTTCTAGCTGCTTTAATACAAGCATCTTTTGCATTGTTGAATACTTCTACGTAACGATCTCTAGTTAATGAGAAACCAGGATCAATGTAGAATTTTGCTTGATCATATACTCTATCGTTACCACCCCACTTAAGGTTATGTGCTACACACTTTTGTATAAAGTCTCTGACATCATCATAACACGCTGTACTTCCTGTAGGAATACTGTAACCACTATTGTTAGCAAGCATTTTATTGACTGACCAATCGGCAATCATATCTGCATTACCAAATAATAACTCAGCAGCATCAGCATACTTATTATCTGTTGGTATACTATTTGGAGTTCTAAATGGTTTTTGTAAATCTGTAAATGTTCCTACTGTTCCAGACTGTCCGTTAGCAGTGTTGTTAGCAAGGTCTAAGATGAATTTTCTATCATCTACAATATCTTTAATACCATGGACACCATTGACTGTTGAGTTACCAGAACTCGCAATAGTTACTGTTGTTAATGCTTTCTTAACTGAGTTAGTTCCAGCACTTACAAATGTGTGAGTTGTAGTGTTAGAAGATACACCAACGTTAACAGTAAATGTATTTGTATCCTTTGCAGTTATCTTTAACCACTTATCAAATGCAGGATCTCCACCTCTAGGATATGGGTGATCAGATGCACCGCTATCTTCAGCACACTGGAATACAAATGCACCAGCATCAAACTTAACTAAGTCTCCAACACTAAATCCGTGGTTACTTACAGTTACTACAAACACACCTGTAGCTGGTGTGTACGCTGCAAGAGTAGGAGTGTGTTGACTAAAGTTAGGATATAAATTATGACCTCTCTGACATACAACTGTTAAATCATCTCCACTAACAGACCATGATGTAATACTTCTTGCTATTGTGTCTGCGGCTTGTTGGAAGTTTGTTCCACCAATAGTAAGTGCACTACTACGAGTAGCGGATGATTCATAATAATATTTGACATATCCAACTGCCTCCTGAGCAATAAATTCTTGGTTAATTTTAATTGCTTCAGCACCATCTTTAAAACGGTCACTTTGACTAATCTTGTTGAATCCATAAGGAGAGTTCCTTAAGGATGATAAGACATAGTTGCAAGATGATATAACTGTTTGGTCACCAGTTGGGTTAATAGAAGCACCTATCTGACTGATATTACCACGAACAACAAACTGTAGTGAGTAACCATCTGCCCTTTCTATACGGTGAGTAACATATTTTCTTCCGTTTAAATCTGTTAAGTTATCAAGGATACTAACGTTAGAACCTGATGCAGTTGTTACGTCACTTGCAGTATCAATATTTGCTTGTTTTAGAACAAAGGTGATTGTTAGGTTAGAACTATTATATCTCGCAATACCAATACCTAGGTCAGTATTACTTGCAAGAGTTGGAGTTCCAGATCCTGTACTAAAACCATCTATAGAATATGTCTTACTAAATCTTTCATAACCAGCAGGGAAGTTAAATGTAATACCAGCTTCTGTAAGAGTTGCCCAGTTGGAGAATAATGTAGATGTTTTTGTGTTGTCTACACTTGATACAGTAACTGTAATTAATCCACCACTGATTGTAAATGATGAGTTTGTACCAGTACCAAAATCTATAGCACTATTCTGGAAACCATATACTTGAATCTCTTGACCAACTTCATAATCATGGAAATCTGATGATGTACTAGAACTCTGCAGAGTGAATACAGGACCATTATATGTTGCTACAGTATTCAAAGATGTATCAATCGTAGTAATTGATAATACTTTTTCCTGTATGTCAAATCTTTGGAATCCGTTTCCTGGTGTTGTTAGTGTTACTGTTACTGGGTTGTCAGCTCCAGAAGCATCTTTCTGTGTAGCGTCAGCAGCAGATGCAGCAAGTCTTATATAATCATCATTTTCTTTATAAACAAAATATGCAGTACCATCAACAAGTCCACCAATACCGCCCATTTTACTAGCACGATATATTATACCATCTCCAGTTATGAATTGATGTTTGTTAATATAGATGTTATTAACTTCTGGCATAACATTACCAGAGTCAAATGTATGGAATCTATCATCAGATGATACACCAGTAATATCTTTTCTACCCTGAGTTACAGATACATTAATAGCGTTGGCATAAGTGTCATATAATGCAACACTGTTAGCGTCAACACTTCTTATATAATAGACTGTGCCATCAATTAAACCAGGTAATGCTGTAGCGTTTTCGTCTTTATGATATGCAACAGCTGCACCAGTTCTATATCTGTGAGCTGTTAGTGTAATTGTATCATTTGCTGTATCAATATAATTACTGCTACCACGGAAAGAAACAAATTCTCTTTCACTATCAATAGTGTGCTGATAAATTTGATTAGATATAACTTCAAGTTCTGGTCTTAATGATTCAGCATCAACAACGTCAAATCTATCTGATACACTAGCATTGTTGAGGTCAGTAATTATATTTGCAGCAACATTATCATAGAATACTTTTTCAGCGTCTTGGAATACATCATTAACACCTGAGGTAATCAATACCGTGATATCACCAGTAGAATATGGTGATGCAATAGGACCTGTGAAGTTGACAGTCTGGATTGTACCAAGTGTACCAGATGATCCACCTTGTACGAAATCTCCAACTTCTAGAGTTGCATTACTACCTGTGTGGTTGTTAAATGTAATCTTGAATATGTTATCACCACGGAACTTATCTCCAGCAACTGCAGGAATCTGTCTTAATTCTGGTTCATAGTATAATCTTTGCTTATCATCAAATACAAAGGCATACTTCCATGTATGGATTACTGTACTTTGTGGGTCTGATGAGTTTTGTAGTGCGTCTCTGAATACAACACCAAAGATATATGTTTCATTAGACGCCTTGATCATGTGACGATCCTGATTTGCAGGACGCATGATAACACGACGTAGGTTGTCACCAATTAGTGAACAGTTCCTAGGAAGTGAAATTGGGTTATCTTCTAGATACTCACCACCAGATACGATGATAGAAACGTATTCGTCAGTTGCTGTGGGCACAGCTTTCTGTAAACCGTAAGCAATCTGTGCTGCTTTCTTAACTGTTTTTACTGGTCTTGCAGCTGAACGACCATCGTTTAAATCACTACCAATAGTTTGTGATACATATACACGACCACCAGTGTCATTAGTAGCAACTTTATATACAAAGTCAGTGGTAGCAACCCTTCTAGACTGATCACTTAGAGGAGGTGTATCAGCAGTTGGGAAGAATGTAGTTCCAAAAGTAGGACTTGTTACATCTGTATCTTCAAAGTTAACTAAGTTTGGAGCACGAAGATTCAACGCAGGGTTGATAATAGTACTGATATCAAGGTTTGTAACCTGTGCAGTATCAGAAATGATAGAACGAGTCGTTCTAATCTGACCTTCTACATCAAGTTCATACTGAGGATCTTGAGTATTAACACCAACACGAATGTTTTCCTGTGCGTTTTTGTTTATGAATATTGCGTCTTTCTCTAATGCACCTTGACCCACTGACATTTCAATGGATGTGTCTCCTTGTATACTTAAGGATCTTACTCTTTTATATGATACGCCAGCACCCGCTGTGATGATGCTTGCATTTGAACCTGTAAAACTTAAATTATCGTCATCTACTTTCGTTACTGTATACTGTCCGTCTACTTCTCCACCAGATGTGAAGTCAAGATATAAAGTTTCTTGTCCTATAAATCCGTGAGCAACCGAAACAATATTTCCCACACCAGCCGCACTTCGACTGTATGTGGCATTCGTCCAATTTCCTGTCGCTTTTGAACCAGAGGCTTCAATCCTTTGCTGGTCTACATTAAACTTTAAACTCATTTTGTTCCTATAGGAGTTATGATACGACTGTTATATCTAGATTACCAACCCATTTCACTGTAGAGCTGGATGTCACACTTGATACTTGGAATGTAAAATAAGGTGCTGAACCGATTTGAATCGCTGCTGGCACTACGTTCCATGTTTCTTGACCTGGCGGATTGTTTCTTATGACTGTTTCATCAGTAACAGCTACAGTTGGAACTCCGCTAGAGTTTGTTGTAATGATAAGATCAAATTTTGCTGCGTACACATAAGTGTTTGTGGTAGTCTCTTGTCCAAATACAGTTGCTTTTGCAAAAGAAACAGAATCATTTGCTAGTGGAGGAGTATTTGTTGTTATGGGTGTATTACCATCCAAAGATAATTGCATCGTATTATTAGATGCATCTGTCTGTCTCTTAAGAATAAAGATGTCTTTGTTTGCATCAGTGAAGTGAGCACTGACCATATGCATCGCAGAAATATTTTTCAGAGCTCTAGAAGTATTTAATACTTCAGTTGCAGCAACTGAGTATCCCCCTATTGATGAAAAATTCTTAATTGACATGGTTTACGATTACCTATGGTTTATTTATACCTTAACTTTTGTAGTTGTGAATCTACCAGTAAAGGATGTTGATGAACTAGCAGCACTAGATTTTGCTAGTGAGATGTTAACGTTGCTACCAGCAACAGCAATAGTTGCATCTACAAGGTCATTATCTGATGTTACTGAGTTTGTAACTGTGGCGTGTGCAGTGGTTCCTGCTGCAGCACATATAGTTGTGACTTCTAACATGTGAACTTTACCATCGTTACTTTCAATGGTAATTAATGTCTTAGCACCCTTATATGATGTCTTATCAAATTGTGTTATCGCTGCGTTAGCAGTAAAAGATGTTAATTGTCCACCTTCTACTCTACAGTCATCTAGTTCGACAAAATCACCTGTAGAATCAAAGACAGTTAGATATGATGTTGTTCCACCATTCCAACCTCTGTTAATTTTCCATGCACACTCAGATCCATTTGCATCTAAAGATATGAATGCTTTAGAATCTAGTCTTGTAACAAAGTCTTGTTGAATTACATCAGTACGAGCAAATGGTGATTTAGTATTTGATAGAGTTGTAACTGGGAATGTTACATCATTTGCGGGAGTAGCACCACCAAGTAGATCACCAGTTATTGTTATAACTTCTTGAGCTTCATAGAAATCACCACCAGTTGCAATGTTTATCTGATCTATATTTCCACTACCATTAGTTGTAACATTGAATGTTGCTCCTGTACCTTCAAACTGAGCTACTGATACCACACCACTATATGATTGAGATACACCATAAGCACCAGTGCTTGCTGTCTCAGTTCCAATAGCGGATATTGTACCTTGTGTAGGAACTCCTCTAAATCTTAATCCATTAGAAATTTCAAAATCTTTCTTTGATCTAAAGGATGCTATATTAGCACCAGAAAATGTAACTGAGAATGGGTCACCAGCTGAAGTTCCGTTAAAGATTGCTGTGCCAGGTACGTCAAATTGTTTTGCGTTCTTAAGAACAAATTTATCTTTATCAAGTGATAAACAATTAACACCAGCTGCATAGAACTCAAATGTGTCTTCATCAGAACTAGGTGATACCTCAGTTAAGATGTAAGTATCTTGGTCAACGTCACGAACACCACCAAGAGAAACAAAGTCGTTTCCATTGAAACCTTCAAACTGTAACTGTGTAGAGTTAAATCTAATTGCACCAGCTAATCTATCTGAAGTGCCAGGTCTTTGGTTTGTTGTACCAGATGGAATTACAAATGCACCTGTACTGTTTACCCAAACACTCTTACCACCACCAGGTTTCAATACAAGACCTTGACCTTGTGTATCACTTACAGTAACTGTGTTTCCAGTTCCAGAACCTATGGTTGTAGGATTTAAAGTTATATTATCACCAATGTAATAGTTGTAACCTCTTGTTGCTGCTGTTGGAGTTACCGATGTAATTGCACCTCCAGAAACGACAACTGTAAATGTTGCTCCAGTTCCAAGTCCAGATGTTCCAGTAGCTGTAACCGCATTGTAACTACCATCAGTATATCCAGATCCAGTTCCAGTAACAGTACATGCTACAAGTTCACCGAATGATGCAGTTCCACCAATATCAGCGTTATTGATTGTAGATCTCTTTATCTCTAATGCAGTATCAACTTTCAAATTACCTTTGATATCGGTATCACCAGTAATAGAGTCTATAGTAAACTGTGCTGTAGTACCGTCATTAACTTCAAATTGTACGTCTGTACCACCTTTAAGAATAAGATTTCCAGTTCCTTTTGGAGTAATGGTAACAGGAATATTTGCATCTATACCAGCAGCAGTTATCTCAGCAGCATTATTAATTTGTAATCCAGATTGTACTGTACCAATGGTTGTTGTCTCAGCAGTAGGATCAACTTTAAAGTATGGATTTGCTGCACCAAGCACAGAATCGACTATTAAATTATTTGCAGTCTCAAGTACAGTGTCACTCATCTTGATTTTCTGCACTCCTGCACCAGAGTAACTTAACTCATTAGCAGCAGATCTATAGAAACCACTTCCAGTATCCGCAGCTAGTTGAATAGCTGGGGCAGCAGCAGTTCCTGCTTGTATTTTTAATTTAGCATTATCAACAAAGTTATCTGTGCCATTAGCAACTAGGTTTCCTGTAAGTGTTGATATCCCATTAACACCAAGAGTTGTTCCTATACTTACTGCTGCTTGAGCTGTGATGTCTCCTCTGGTTGCTATAGTACCAGTGGTTATTGCGTCATTAGATACTGTACTGGTATTTCCAGTAGAACCCATTGTTAATATACCAGAAGCTGATATATTATACTCTGCAGATTTAAGAGCACCAGATGAAGCAATTGTTGTAACTTCACTAGTATCAATAGTTGCAGCTGTCAGTGCAAAGTTAGATCCATTATCACCCAAACCAGCAAAGTTTGTGGTGTCAAATACAACTGTTTGACCTGTAAAGAATGCGTTACCACCATCTGATAATACAACAGAACTTGCATATCCAACTTTAGTAACAGTGAATTGGAATCCTGATCCACCACCAGCTCCAACATCAGCATCATCACAACTAAGAACATTTCCTATGTTGTAACCAGAACCTGATGATACGATATCAGTTAATGAACTAATGCTTGTATCATTAGAGTTAATAGTATATGTGAAGTTATTTGTGTTACCAATTAAAGATGGGCTAGCAACTCTAACAACGTCTCCTGCTTTCCAACCAGTTCCTTGTCCACCTGTTGAGAATGCAACAGCAGTAACTGCACCACTAGCACCAACAGTAACATCTATCTGACCACCATCACCATAAACTCCTGCAGTTCCAGTTGTAATTGCGATGAAAGAACTCTCAGACATAGATTGTCCATGTTGAGTACAAGTATAGAAAACTGTATTTGTGCTTGGAGTTGCGTTTTGTTTGATTACAAAATCAACAAAAGATCCAGCAGTACCAGGTGAACCATAAGTTCTAACACCAAAGTTTACGGTATCTGCTAATGATGTTCCATCTAATGATAATGGATGGTTAGTATTAGTGGTGTCAGACATATCAAAACGATATGTGTTACCTCTAACCATGGTTAAATTAGGTGCTTCAACTGCACCAGATCCTGTGTCTATAAAATATCTGTATGTCTCAATAGGTGCTGTATCTAAAACTCCACTACCGCCTGATGTAAAGGTTACAGTCTCACCTTGTTGGAAAGGTCCGTTAGCAATTGTTGCTAGATCATAGTAAGCAAAGTTACTGCCAGAATCAACATATGAGACAGTTGCAGTAGCACCAGAGGTTCCACCAGTTGCTGTATTACCTACGTTTACAGTTCCTGTAAATCCACCCCCCGCTACGAACTCAAATAATCCACGGTTCGCAACAGTTACTGTGTAAGTTGCAGCAGGAGCATTTGCATATATGTCAATTTGTTGATATGAAGATTCAGTACCACCAGTACCAGCATTGCTGATAGTTCCTGTTAGTCCAGCTACAGTTAGGGTTGCAGTAGCACCAGTTCCATCTCCACCAGTTAGACTTACGTTTTGATAAGTTCCTACAGCATATCCAGAACCACCAGATAAAATATTACCACCAAAAGGTAATACAGTAATACTTGCTTGTGCTCCAGATCCAGAACCACCATTGATTAGAACTGTTGGTGCTGATGTATATCCGTCACCTCCAGAAGTTAAAGTTAATCCTGATACTTGACCTAATTCTGTGTCTAAAATAGCAGATGCAATAGCAGTAGTTTGACTAGTTCCTACGAATGATACTAATGGAATCTCTGAGTATCCATAACCACCACCATTCAAAGTAAGACTAGCGACTTGGTAAGTCATGTTTGCAACTGACAATGTTGCTCCAGAACCAGTTGGATCGTTAGTATTTGCAGTGACAGTTAAAGTTGGTGTAGTAGTGTAGACTGCGTTTCCAGTTGTGGATACAGTTGCAACTTGAGATCCAAGATTAACAGTAAGAGATGCGTCTGTAATTCCTGCACCTGTTTCACTGATAGTAAGAGATGGTGCAGCACCAGTTACATATCCAGATCCCGCATTATTAATCGTGATTGCTGAAATTGCTCCTGCAGAAACCGTTGCAGTAGCAGTAGCAGTTATACCTTGAAAGTTGTGTAATTCATTTGGAGTTGCAGCAGCAGTCAATGATATTGGAGATCCACCAGAAGTTGCTGACAACTGGATAGTGTTGTTGACTGTATCTGCATTTACAACATAATAAGAAGTTCCATTACTCAATCCATTTAAGTCTGAGTTACCATTATTATCATAAGTTACTTGATCACCATTATTAACCCAACTTGATGTAAATGTGATTGTATTTCCAGATGTAGATATAGCAGAGTTCGCATCAAATGCATTTGTTGGAGGAGCAGATAATGTTAGGTTAGGTGAAGTATATCCTGAACCACCACTTGTAATTGCAATCTGAGCAACTCGTGCAGCTGTGCTAAGACTAACTAAAAAACTTATACTACCACTTACAGGAGTTAAGTTTGCTGATATATCAGGAGTTTGCTGGTATAGTCCATTACCTCCACTGCTAACAGTGATGTCTCCAATAGAACCATTGGTTGCTAGGGTTGCAGTTGCTGTGGCAACTTGATCTGGGTTTGATAGTAAAGGTGCTTGATATTGTCCTGCATCGTATCCTGTACCTTCATTAGAAATGGTAAGTCCAGTTGTAAGGTTTAATGCCTTTTTGTTGATAGCAAAATTTTTGTTGGAGAAAATACCATAAGAGGAGAAACCCGCTTGTGTGTAAGAACCAACAGTAAACGCACAAGAAGAGTTACCAGTACCGATGATAGATGCTAATCTATTAGAAGCAAAGTAAATATTTTCTGGAGCAATAACCTGACCATTCAAAGTTATGTCTTCATCTCCAGCAGGGTCGAGGATTATCTTACCTGATGTGGATGTAACACTGTTACCCGCTAGTCGTAAGTTACCTGTTTCAACGTATGCAGGATATATGTTTGTAGTACCAGTTGAGTCACTTAAAGTAATATTGGCAGCTGACTGAGCTGAAGATGTTGCAGCAAACTGTACGTTACCAGTAGAGGCATCAACTGTAAGTGCATCACCAACTCTAAAGTCACCTTCGTGGTCTGTAGATGAATATAATACTTTACCACTATTAAGTTCTTCTACTTCATTTGCTTGAATAGCAAGTGAGGGGTCATTGGTATAGTCAGCACCAGAACCAACATAACCAAAGTTATGTCCAGAAAGAATAAGTTTTACACCAGCACCGTCTGCCTGTACACCTTTAGTACCGTATACACATGCAGATGCAGCTGAACGTAATTCAGCACCAAACTGAGCATAGTCAGCAGTTGTTACGACAGTAGCAGAATCACCACCGCTTGATCTGATATCTGAAGTTCCACCAGAACTGTCAGTGAATGTTGTAGTTGCATCATTACCACCACCATGTAGTAATAATACAGTAAAGAGGTCTGATGAGAACTCTCCAGTTGTAGGTGTAAAGTTACCAGAGTATGAACCTTGTGCTTTCTTAATTCTTATTTCATCAATATTTCCTGCAAATGCTTCTGTAGGAGATGATGTGTCATAGTTAGAACCGACGACTACAGGTTTTGATGAACCATAGTCATTAGTGTCAGTGTAACTAGAACCTAATTCTGTTCCATCTAAGAATAGTCTTGTTGTTCCAGCACTTCTAGAAACAGCAACATGATACCAAGTATTGATTGCAAGAGTTCCACCAGAAATTTGAGATGAGTTACCTACTGCATAATGTAATGTAGTTCCATTCATATACACAGTGGGTGCTGTGTCCGTCGCAGAGGCGTTTCTTAGGTCAAAGATACGTTGTATACCAGAAACACTAGTAGGGCGTATAAACGCTTCTAGAGTCCAGTTAGCAGTACCAAATCCAAAGTCACCATCAGCAGGAACTTGTAAGTTATCCTGAGTACCGTCAAATAGTATTGATCCACCACTGAACTTACTCTGTGCAGTGTCAATTTGTGTATCACCAAATCTACTTAATATCTTTGCTGGTTTTGTTGTAGTTACAAATTCACCAGTTCCTTTACCATTGATATAGATGTAAGTTCCATCATTAGATGCAACAACACCACGACCAACTGCCTTCTTATAAGTTACATTACTAGAAGATATAGTACCAGAACCTGATGTAAAGGTTACGGTATTATTATCTACTTTAGTTACTTGGTAGAATCCATCTGTAGCACCACCACTAATAAAGTCTGCGTAGATATAATCATTAGATACTAGACCATGTGCTGTTCTTGTTAAAGTAACAGTGGTTCCAGATCTTGTATATGTTCCTGACTGGAATCCATCTTCCAACTGGTATGCAACTTCACTTGTGTTGAATGTACCAGCAGTACCACCTAATTTTAATCTTGTTTGTCCTGTGCCATATTTACCTGTAGCACCTTGAATACCTTGTACACCAATAGATGCAAAATAGTTGAAGCAATTTAACCACTCGACTCTAATACCATTAGTTGCAATTAAACCAATATTACCAGGTGTAATAAATGTACATTCGTTGAATAGTACAGAAGCATGTTGTGAGGATGAAGATATGTTGGCACCATCAAGCTTAGCACCACGTCCTGCATCTCCTTGTGCAAATCCATAAGGATCTGAACCAGATACTACACTACCTTTAGTTGTTACTGTAACTCTCTCAACATAAGGACTTGTAGTTGAATCTACTGATGTTCCTAATACAAAACCGTACCCAGTATCACCACTACTATCATATAAAAAATCTTTAATTGTCAAATCAGATACTTGACAATCACCATTTAGAACTATTGCGTTATTGCTCTGCGTTGCATTCGTTGGTTTTATCTTTGTCGCACGTAAGTTTGTACCACGTACTGTAACACCATCAGGAATTGTTAGTGGAAATACTTCTTGGAATTCACCTGGTGCAATCATGATGCAGTCACCAGATGTTGCTTTGGTAAGTGCCTTTGTTATTGTAAGGAATGGAGTGTCTGGATGTTTACCATTAGCACTACCATGACCTAGCAAATCATTATCTGATCCTACTGATGCGACATAATAAGTATTACCCTGACCATTCGTGATGTCAGCATTAAGCATCGCAGTGGTGATTTCACCAGTTGCAGGTTCAGCGTTTGCTACCTCGACTATATTAGAGCCGTCTCTGACGTAGATCTTTTTATCAGCGGTGTTTACCGCAACTTCACCATCAAGGAGTGTGGAAGTCGTCGGAGCCGCTGCTGCTGTGCTCGATCTCTTTAGCTTGATTCTCGTTGCCATCTAAAGCATTCTCATTAGAATTTTGTTCGGTTATAGTATTTAACTGAGTTTGCAAATCAGCGATTTGTGCCTCCAGCATCACATTTGTTAAAGTCAGTTCAGAAATTTTCTTTTGTAATGTGTTAATAACAATTTGTACGTTCATGTTCATGTAGTTCAGAAAGTTCCACCATCGAGGGTATTTGTCCATACAGGAACGCCACCAGAAGTGACTGTTAGTACCTGATAGGAAGTTGTGGCATCGTCACCTGTGCCAGGTGATGCCATGTTAGCAGCTGAGGTTACTTGTAATGCTCCAGTATTGTTACCGTAAGGTATACCATTTGCAACAAATTGACTTACACCAGTACCACCGTACTGTACTTCTAAGTCTGTATCTAATTCTAGGTCTCCTAGTACAACTGTACCACGATTACCTGTTACACCAAATACAGTTCCTGTATCCGTTGCATCTTCAATAAATGTCCATGCACCGTTTCCATCAGCACCACCTGTACGGTCATAACCGAAGAAACCAAATTTAGCAGCTGCACCAGTGTAGTAGTGTACTTTAACACCACGGTCTAATGCATCATTACTAGATCTAGTAACGGTTAATGTAGTACCAGATGCAATGATAGCATTGGTTGCTTGAGACAATGTAAGAGTCTTAGTTCCAGTATTGATACTAGAAATTGTTGTTGAACTAGGTATTCCAGATGCAGCAGTGATTGCGTCTCCTGCAGCAATTCCAGTTACTTTATCAACCACAATTGTAGTTGCTCCTGAGGCAGTAGAGCCTTGAGAGGTCAATACAGATGTTGGGTCTCCCAACTCAATAGTAGGATCATTAACAGACATTGAAGCACTATTAACAGTTGTTGTAGTACCATCAATCTGTAAGTCACCTTTAATAATAACTAAACCTTCAGCGTCACCACCAGCTGGAAACGGGTCAAGAATCATCTCAGTACCAGAGGTAGTAGAGATAACATTGCCATCCATCTTCAGACTGTCGATTGTGAACTGTCCTGTTTGCGATATATCAGCGTTTATACTTGTTGTTCCGTTGAAGGTAACGCCATTCGCAAAAACCGTAGTGGAGTTAACAGTCAGATTATCGCCAGAGGCATCTCCTACTGTAGCATCCCCTTCAACGAGGAGAGACCCTACAGAGGCTTTACCAGCGATACCCGCTCCACCAGCGACTTGGAAGGCACCAGTTGTACTTGAAGTAGATGCAGTTACATCAGAAACTTTAATGGCAACGCCATTATCGTATTCCCAATCAGCACCATCTACTCTTACTTTATCAAGAGTTGTTTCATCATATCGGATTCCACCGTCTTTATTAGTACCGAAGTACAGACGCATATCATCCTGTATACGTAAATCAGGAGAACCAGCAGCTCTCTTGATATCTAATGCTGCATCTCCATCTGTAAAGACGAGTTCTACATCACCAGTTGTTCCGAATTCTAATTCTTGCCCGTCTTCGATGACGAGTTTACCCGTACCATTGGCACGGAAAATTAAATCTGCATCAGTGGTTGATGTTGTAATGACATTTGCATTAAGAGTAATGTCGTCAACATTCCATTGATCTATTTTTGAGTTACTATCTACTAAGACAGATGAACTCGCTGTAAGTGTACCATGGACATGATCTAACATATCCATAAAATATCTACCACCTACAACCTGAGCAGCACCGTTATTGTCTCCGACAAATACACGGTCTCCTGCGTTTGCTTGTGTACCGTTAGCACCTGTTGTTACTGCTAGTTCACCGAACGTAATAGTACCTGGTGCAACTGATCCAGTACTCCTTTTAATTAGGATATTTGATGCCATTAGAAGCTACCTCCATTGATTGTCACGTTACTTAAGACATTTGTTGCTACAAATTTTGTTTGTGCTTGATCGTAGACAAGCATTGATCCGTTTGCTAATCCACCTTGAGATGTGTCTGTCAAATCTACATCAGACAGTCCACCAAGTGAACCACCACCGCCACCAGCAGCGACACGTGTTACCTTTGGAATTGATTGATCACCAAATCTTAGTCTTGCCATTAGAGTGTTACTCCCTCAAGTACGCTTACAGAACCTTCTAACACTCGCGTCTTTTGCCCAGTGGTCGAAGTAATAACTACATCATATACATATCTCCCCGCCTTCATTGCGGTAGTGACAGCGTTGCCAAGAGATAATTGAACCTGTCCAGCAGTTGCAGGAGTCAGTATTGCTCCAGTCACAGTAGTGGACGTACTACTAGTATAGTGCTTCTTTATTTGACATGCTACTGAATATCCAGTTAAGTCGAACAGAGTTCCATTATCATTCTCGATAGTGAAATCGGTGATAAAATCAGCACCCTGATAGATTATGAGGTTGGATACAGCAGAAGCCATAGTTCAAAGAATTTCCTATATTTATTTAGCTCCTGATTATTTATCCTCTTTTATAACTAAACCTTTTACTATTTCTTTTAGTTCCGCAACTTCTGCCTGTAAATCAGTCAAAGTTTTGTCTTTTTTCTTTGCGTTCTCTCTTGCTTTTAAATAAGCATCATACCCAGAAACATCTGTATTTAGAATCGCATTTGACTCTGGATCTCTGCCCAATGATGTATGTCCTTCAACTGGCATTAATTCCATTATGCTAACGCGATACCTCTGAAATCTTTAACTCTAGGTATGTATGGTTGATTGTAACTGAGTAAACTGATCTTGACTTGGAAAGCATCAAACTCATCTGTGTCTTCTATAGAATACTCATAATCTGTAAATGTAGTCAAATCGTTTTGTGGAACTAAAGAACCGTTATCTGGTACACCTGTACTATTGAAGAATCTAAATTCTAGTTCATCTAAGTTACCTGTATATCCAACTGGGACTAACTTATACATAACAACTATCTTAGATTGTGTAAATGTATTAGCAGCAAGCATAACTTTTAGTCCAGTAGCACTCTTCTCTAGTCTTGCAACTTTAGTGATGTAGTTTCCTGCACACTCTCCACCGATACCAGTAGTAGGTTCAATATTGTTATATTGGTTAGCGTGTGTAATAACTGAGCATCTAGTTAAGTCAACTACAGGAGATAAGTGTGAAACTTCAGAACTTAGGTTCAACTCCATAGTTAATGACTTTGTACTATTCATTCTATTAATTTCATTTAGTTCATTTGCAACAACCTTAGTAGCACCAAAGTAGTTCTCCTCACCAACAGTAACGTCAATGTAAGTAGTATCTTTTGTAAATGATGTCTCAGCACTAGCACCAGATGGGAAAGGACCACAAGATGTTCCACTTGTTCCTAATAATCTAGTGACCATACTGGTCTTAGGTTCTAATTGACTCTGGATCTGAGGTGTAATTGCATCCCATGGAACGTTCTGAGATACAGTTATGTTAGATCCACCACCAGTAATACCAGTAGTAGCAGTCTTATTTGTAATTTTAAGATGATAACTATGAGGACTATTAATTGATATAAGTCCACCTGTAGTAGAATTGTGTGTAGTATTAACCAATGTTAGGGGTATACCATCAAAGTTGTAGCACTGTACCACTGCATTGTCTGCGTGTGCTAGTCCAGTTCCAGAACCTGATGTACCATTATGGTTTCTACCAGCAGAGTTAATAGTAATATCATTACCAGATATTCCTTCGTATGCAAGAATTTCATCACCACTACCATCTTCAGCAGTTCCAAGTATCTTAATAAATCCAAGATTAGATGAACTAACAGCAGATCCACCTATTGTTGTATGGAACTGAGAAGCATCTGCAACTGTCAAAGTTGTTCCAGTGGTTGTAAAATTACCACTCATATTGATAGAAGTATCTGCTACCTCTGAAGTTACTCCTGTTACCTTAACATAGTTCAATGCAGATTGCATACCATGATTACCGTGGAATACTCTAATCTCATCACTACCAGATGTAGTCTTGAGTGTATTCGTTGCAAGGTTTAGATAACCACCATTCTGTTCTCCTAACTGTGCATTCTCTAGTATAAGTTTACTAGGTGCTGCTGTTGTTGGAAGTGTAAACTCTGCTCTGTACATCTTAAACATTAGATCTTCAAACTGAGAAGGAGTCCAAGTAGATGCGTTTTGTGACTTGAATAGAACACCGATATATGGTTGCTCAGATATTTTCTCACCTTGATGTGCTGCATCAATCGCATCCTTACCAAGAAGTGAAATGAATACCTTGAACTGATTAGAGTCAGATGTAACCACCATAGAATGCTCAGACCTATATGGAATGAATACAGGTGCTTTGAATGTAAATGTTGTTGGCACTGAAGCATCAGTAGATGTAAATACATCAGCTGCTTGCTTAACTACCTTAGAGAATGGTAATACTGTTTGTGTAGGAGTACCATTTTCTACAGTTCTAATATCAATCGCTACAGGAATCTCAGCATCTTTCTGTTGGAAGAATAAGTCAATCTTAGTTAAGAATACTCCACCTTCTAAATTAGAATCTTCAATCAAGAATGTTTGTGCAAGTGGGTCAGTCCATCTTGTCTCTTCTGCAGATGTCTCAGTAACACTAGTTAATGTTCTGGAATCATACTGATCCTCAGATGTAATCTTAGCATTTCTAACAGAGATGATTGTCTCTTGTGTAGTCTGTAATATACCAGATGACTCAAATTCTGCCTCACCGTTAGAATCAGATATACCAACAACCTTACTATTAGAGGCAGAGTCACTAAGTCTGAATAGTTTTGTACCTGTCTTAAACTTAAGATTACCCGCAGTATTGGGTGCATCAATAAAGAATGAACCTCTAAGATTACCTTGTTTGTCAGTAACCATATCTTTATTAGATACTTTTGCAACAGCACCACTAGTCTCACCAACTAAGTAATCATTTAGTTTTGGTGATCCGTAGTAAGTTCCTTTTGCTTGATCTGCAAGAGATTTAGTATCAACATTAATAAATGCTAGGTTAGAAGTATAGTCTGCAGTAGCACTGATATCTGTACCATCAAGAGGGTTAATTGAGAATACATCATTAGGTGATGATACTCTTGCCTTGAATCTAAATTTACCATTTCCTTTTTTAACATGTACAGTTTCACCAATCTGGAATGGAATATTATTTGTCTGTGCATCAGTAGATGGATCTTTAATAACACCCATAATTTTTGGTGTTACCAACTTCTTAGGTAATGCAATACCATCAAAGAATGCAAAGAACTTTGTCCTTGGTTTTAGTTTCTGACATGTAAATTCAATATTTCTAGAACGCATAAATTGAATATGCTCAACAGATACAACTCTACTACCAAGAGACTGTTGTTCAACTACAGGTGTAACTCTGTATCTAATACCAGTTCTAGTTTGCTTGGTGGTTGTTGTAGCAGTTGTAGTAACAGTTCTACGTTGCTGTTGTCTACCTTTACCACCGCCACCTCTCCATGCACCAACATTCTGAGTTGTGGATGTTCCTGTCCAAGTTGTTTTCCAAGAGTTCCATTGTATTGGAGAAAATCCATTCTGATCAGCGTTAAATTCTCTAACTGTAGTTAAGAAATTACCCTCTGTGACAGGTCCTTGGATAGGATTTAATGATGTTGTATCTACCCAATTATCTGATTCTGGATATAACTCTATGTCACCAACATATGTAAACACGTTGAATGGGTTGACGTTTTCCACAGCTGATGCATATGGTTGGTCAATTAATACAGAAGATGTATATGGAAGTGTTATGATATCATCTGTCTGTGTAACGTTTTGCGAAGCTGTACTGTATGTAAGAGGTACTTGAGTTGTGTAGTGTGCTGGTCTAACATAACCCTGTTCAAAATCAGTTGATACTCTATAGTCAGGATGTAATGTATCTGCAGTAGCAAGACTTGCAAAGTTATCAACTATAAAACCATTTTTAAATCTGCTAAGACCACTAACATCTCTAATCTCCATACTTGCAGTTTCACTTTCAAGTAAAGATAATTGAGTGTAATACTCCAGAGTTTTAATTCTGTCTTCTAGATATTGAATATCTCTAAATGTATATCTCTTATAGTTTGTTTCTTCTATAGTTACATCTTCATCAATATCAAACACGTATGCACTGTATTGTACAGTTGCTAATAACATGGCGTCTTCAACATCCTCAGGTGCTTGAGGTCTTGTGCTAGGTGCACCTTTAACTATTTGAATAACACTATCTTTACTCATGTATACCTTATCAACACGTGGTAAGTAATATTGTAAACTTAAGATAGTAGTATCGCCTATGCCAGGTAATCCAGTTAAGTTACCAGTAAACGCCCTATTTGCAAAGTCAAAGAATTTTGTTTGACTTAATGTATATGGAGATGCCTGACTACCAGTTCCTGTTAACTTCTCAGGAACGATTGGTCTGTAGTCGATCATGTCTCTCAACTTATCAGACTCATATTTTGGAATAATTTTATACTCAGATGTAGGATATGAATCTACTGTGTATGGACTTGATCCATTAGTGGTAAGGAATCTATCAAAGATAATAAGTATTTTATGTGTGGGTGCAGCAAAACCTGGTTTTCTTACAATCCTAGAGTAATCATAATATTGATCTCTCTGTCCATCGTCTAGATCATATGTACTAGTAATGTTTGTTGAACCACTATCTACACTACCTGTAATTTTAAGGGTTGCAGTAGGTGCAGTTATTGTTTCTCCAGCAGTAAATACGTCATCCTCAACAGGTACATAGTAAATGTAATTACTTGTAGTAGATACTATTCTTGCTCTAGATCCAGAACTATCACCTTCAATTACATCATCTATAGCAAGAGTTCCAAGTAAGTTTGTATATTGGAAATTAGGTATTACTGGATCACTTCCATTCTTAGACTCAAATACTGCTTTGACTTTAAATACATCAGCAGTACCAAGAGATATACTAGAGTCGTCTACTCTACTACCAAAACCACCAGCTACAGTTGTTAAATTATTTACAGCACTACCAGTTGTATCATCAATCTTAAGAACCTTCATACGTTCTGTGGTCTTTGCTTTTGCTGACCTGTCAGATGAATAGACAGTTCCAGTAATTGTTATATTTCCACCACCATTAGATAAACCAGTCAACGCAATAGTCTGTGTATTAGCACTTGTACCACTTATACTAAATCCATTACCAGATGATAATATATCACCATCTCCAGTTCCTGATGTGATGATAACTTGGAAGTCATCATTATCACCACCATTCTTCCATAGTAATCCTGCTCCTGCGTTTGCAGATGCTTCACCGCTACCATTAACAGTTGTGCTAACACTGATTCTATAGTAACCAGCAGGGTTTTGTGTGTTGTTATTATTTGTATTCTTAACCGCAGCAAACCCTAGTGGTGTTAAGAGTTTCTTTTTATTTGCTTCCTTAATTTCTGGACGAGTTCTTATAATAGGACTTGTAAGTGCACTATTAGTTAATGCACCAGCACCAGCTTCAACTTTTTGAATAGTAAATGTGAAATTATTAGTGACTGCAGTAACTTTACATTTATGTGCTAAGTTAGCATTTGAAAATTCTATTACGTCTCCTATTCTCAATTGAGACGCAAAATTAGACAATGTGGATGTGATAGTTGCAGTTTGAGATGCACCAGATCCACTTATACCTGAGACAATAGGACCTGAGCCAGGTAATGCTACCTTGACATCTAATACTGCATCAGCAGTTCCACCACCACTATTAAAAGCATAAGATTTTACATCACCAAAACCATATTTTCTAACACCACCAGATGCAATGGTTGCAAATGTGCTACCTTGTGCATTGTTTGTTTTTAAAACTTCTCCTGCTACAAACTCACCATTAGTCTCATAGAGATATCCAGTAGTACCACTACCAGATACAACAAAACCTACAGCACCACTAGTAGCACCATATAAAAGATTTCCAGCTGTCCATGTAACACTACCTGTCGCTACTATTTTAACGTAGAACTGTGTGTCTATGACATTTGTACGGTAAACCGAACTTTGATTATTAATTGCTCCAGATTCATAAGAGAAGTTTATTGCTCTTGCTTGACCAATGACTGTACCAGCTGGTGTGCCAGGTGTAGCAGTCAGTGCATCCCTAAGTTCTATAGTTTCATATAGTGTAGGTGCTTGATGCTGATTAGTAGTGAGAATATAGTTACCAAAATCAGATGTAAGAGATTGATTTAATTCTGTCTCAAATGTACGTGGTTTATCTATTTCTTTATATGTTGTTGATATCCTCTCAGTTCTGTAACCCTGAACATATGCACAACCTGAAGATAATTGAATAGCAACATTCTCTTCACTAGGGGTAGTGCCAGCAGATGTTGTATCTGTTGCAGCATATACACCATTGTTAAATCCATCATCTAAACTTTCTCTAGCATCGAGTTTAAATTTCTTGACGTAATAGTTTCCAGACTCTTCTTTAGTTCTAGTGGCAAGAATATCATTGATAAAACTTAGATCACTACGTTCTACCTTCTTTTCAATCTTACCAATATTAGTTCTAAGTAACTCAATAAAGTCAGCAGAGTTAGGTGCTGAAACGACTTTTTTAACTAATGTTAAGTTGATCTTAAATCTATCTGCACCAGGTGCTGAGAAATTTGTGCTTCCTATAGCATTATCATATAACGTTGCGTCTTCATCAGCAGTTATAATTCTTTCTTCTACCTTTAAACCAACTTTGTAAGATGGACTTGTACCATACTGATCTAATATAAGAGTTTGTTCTGCAACTGTTACAAAGTAACCTCTAACAAAATAAACACCATTACCAATATTAGCAGTAGAACCTCTAGAGTTTGAACTAGAATTTAACAACTGTGCCATGGGTGTTCCAGCAGCAATAGTTGTAGTGGAATATGTTATATCCTCTTCACATGTAAATGTCTCTCCATCAGTAAATGTACTTGTTACATTGTCTGATGCTTTTTCTAAGTAATTAACATAGAAAGTAATATTATTTCTAGTAGATGTTGTCGCACTAATTGAAAATAGAATACGTGCACGTACACCTGATGTAGAACCTTTTATAATTTTACCATCAAGAGCAGTACGATAATTTTCTACATCAAGGTTAAGATAACTGTTCTGGATAAGAAGACAAGGAACATCATTGTTCAATGTAATTCCACCAGGCACCACCATGGAACCTTCTTTGTATACTCCTTGACCAAACGTGTCAATTTGATTCTGCAGCAAACTCTGCAAAGTAGTTAGTTCTCTTGCCTGTACTGGATAACCAGGTTTGAACAATACTTTTAGGAACCCTTTTGCCGAATCAAAGTCGTCATAATAGGGAGCTATATTCAGATTAGTATTCTGTGCCATTTAGAATTCAATTACTACTTTGAGCTCTTCGTTTTGGTCTGCCGAACGAGTGATCGGGATACGATTATCTATGTAAAGTATTTCACCTGAGTTTAACTCAACTTCTTCGTTGGCATAACCAGCGACGAATGATAAACCTAATTCATAAACAGATACACCTATAGTTATCTGTGATAATGGAACGGATGATGTTCCAAATGTTGAATCTGGAGTTGCTGTATAGTTATTTGTTCCTGATGTAATTTGATAATTACCAGAGAACGCTATAACGTTTCCATTTACAGTACCATCAGTAACATCCTGATAATACTTCAATACTTTAGTTATGGAGTCATAAGAAACTACGAATCCTTTTGCACCAGTGGTTGCTTGTGTGATAGTTTCGCCAGTTGCAAAATTACCACTAGGTGCTCCAGAACCTGTTTGTGGGAATATCAATGCTTTAACAGCAGATCTAGTATTCTGACTACAAACAGTTGTAGTGTTGTAATCAGTTGGATTTAATACAAGACCAACTCTTCTATAAGTTAAATCATTAGGAAAATCAACGAATGCACTAGTTGTTTCTAACTTACTGGCAAACATTAAACGATATGCACCTAATTCTCTTACAGCATCATAACCATGTCCATTGTTAGGAGGAAGTACAACATCAAGATCTGCACCAGTACCATTACCAATATTAGGAATAAGACTAACATCAATAGATGCAAAACTATATCCAGATCCTGCCTGTGTAATGGTTACTGTAGAAACAGAACCAGAAACAACAGTTATAGTACATAGTGCCTGTGTACCACCATTTATTTCATAATCACCACGGATAGGAACATTGGTATAAGTACCATTGTTATATCCAGCACCAGCATTCTCAACAACAACAGTATCAATAGATCCTGCGTTTGCAGCAGACTGTACAAGACTGTTTGATAACACTGGAATAAACTCAGATGTAACAAACTTTAGAATGTTATCAGCGTCAATAGTATAAAGATACTTCCAACGATAAGAGTAAACGCCAGGACTATCAGATGTTTCAATAATAGTGCTTGAAGTTCCAGTGGGTTCTACCAAAGAGGGACGTCCTCTTGGGTATGTTGGTGTCTGCCCATTATAAAGACACTTATAAACATTGAAACTACTATTCATTACATAGAAGTTACTATCATATAATCTAGATGCACCATTAGCAGTTGTTTTTGTTGGTGCATAATCTGGTTTGTACATTGAATATGTACGTCCTATTCCACCAGTTGTGTTAGTAGGATCTATCCAATCAACTCTAGGAACTACTAATGCAGTATCAGATACATCAACACGTTTAAAAGCAACAGAGTCACCATAAGATGTTCTTGCATACTCAAAACTATCAATAGGTTCTCCTGTAGGAGGTACGTCTGAACTACCCCAAGATTTTGCTCTACCTACAAACATGTAAACTTTATTTGTCGCAGTTAAAGTATTCCTAAAGCTCTCTGCAGCGTATATTCTAAATTTGTCTGTAACTAATGCCATCGCAATATAAGCTTTATTGGTTATTTATAAGGATCTTAGACGAACTTCTGGGAGAAGACTCACGTTTCCGCTTGTTGTCCTAGAGAATGGGAACTCAACTGTAAATGTAGTCGCTCCTGTGACGGTAACTATGTAGGTTCCGTCAAAACCTGTTCCACTTGTAAAGTCTAGATAAATTGTCTGACCTGTAGAGAAGAAATGATTACTTGATGTTGTTACTGTACACGCAGTTCCACTAGAACTATAAGTTCCTGTTATCACAGCATGTTCTGCAGCAGTTGTTCCTAGATAACCCCTACCACCAGTTGCAACTGTTAAGGTATTACCAGAAACATCTTTTGCACCAAATAAAATTCTTTCCGCATTCCATCTGTTTGGAGTAACAGTTGTATCATAGAATGGTATTAATACCTCACCCTCATCTGGGAAACCATTCTTCTGTGAGGAATTGTACCAAACATTTTTAAGATTGATAGTAGTTCCAGATTGAGAAAGTGTTGAGGTTAAGTAAGAGTTGGCAAGATTCTTAGAATTAGAAATAATTCTATTTCTTTGTTTTCTTTCAATCGCCATAGGATGAGTTGGATTTACTGTAGGAGTTCCTTGAGTATATCCTGCACCACCATTCAAATTGATAACGTCAAGAACTTTACCACTACCTTGCTCAATAACAGTTTCTGCAAATGCACCTTCACCTCCACCACCTGTAAATACAAGGATTGGTGGAACTTCATAGTTTGAACCAGGATCAGTGATATTAACCTGAGTTACCACACCATTTACAACTGTTGCAACAAATACTGCAGTTGTTGGTTTCAAACCAGTATATTCATAACTATCAATCGTGATAGAACTAGAAATTTTAGCGATTGATCTATCAGAACCTTCACTTGCAATTTGCAATCTATCTCCTATATCAAGAGCATTGAATGTATTACTAATTAATACGTCAGCAGAAGAACCTGTGAAGATAAACATATTACATGTTGACCCTGCTCTAGGTGCTTCACTAAACTCGATAATAGAACCAGTTAATGAATATGCAACGCCAGGTTCCTGATATATTCCATTAAGGAATATTAGTAGATTGTTCTGTGCCTCTACTGATGGATTATCCGATTCTAATGAGAATGGTTCTGTCTCACTCTTCATAACAAAAGTTTTCTTAGAACTATCAAAGAATGGTGCAATCTCATCAAGTAAAGTTAACTTACCAAGATAGAATCCATAGAAGTCCATACCTGGTACTGGTGGTTCATTAAAGGTTAATGTGCTTCCTGTGTATGTGTATGACTCTGTTGTACCTTTAACTTGGAAAGTACTATTCAAGAATATTAAGAAGTTATCACTTGCTGGTAGTACTTGTGTACTACCGCCTACCTGTGCAGTAAATGTTGTATCAGTACCGTCAAATGTTACTGTATCAACTCCAATTTGGAAGTATGGTTGAGATGCAGAAGTCCTAGTAATACCAGATAAATCCCCAGTCGTACCAACGTTCATAGTTATTGTTGTCGTATCTACAGAAGTTAGATTTATTGCAGTGTCATAGAATGGGTCAGTTGATCTTGGATATGTATGGTTAGTAGCATAGTTGTCACGTGCACATGTAAATGTCAATGAGTTAGCAGCGATCTTAATACTTGTTCCTGCAGTCAAACCGTGACCAGAACCAATAGTTAATACTAGTACACCTGTACTAGGTACATAACTCGCATCAGTCACATTATGATTGACTATAGGTGATGCTCCAACGTTGACTGTGATAGTATTAGTGGATGTGTTTGTAATAGTAATAGTTTGTCCAGATACAGGGTCAGTAGATCTTGGATAAGTCTTCGTTGCTGTATTTCCGTCCATAGCACATGTAAAGGACAGTGCATTGTCAGCTATGGTGAGTGTGTTAGATGTTGATAGACCGTGACCATTAGAGGTAATTACCATATTACCTGATGATGGAGTATATGCTACGTTTGTTACTGGATTTGGTAAGTTACCAACGTTACTTGTAACACCGTTTGCTACAGCAGATACGAATGTATGTGCATAGTTACCACCTGACTGGACTGCATTACTTGCTGTACCGCCCGCCCATTGGTGAGTTCCAGAACCAACAGCTGTAGTAACTATATTCCATAGAGTGCTTATAGTGGATGCTACGTCTATACAACACGCAGTTGAGTATGATGTGCTTCCAGAGTCGTTACTGATTGTATTGTCTTTTATTTGTGTACCGACTGTGTAACTATTTGTAGTAACAGTAAGGTTACGCATAACCTCACGACATATATCTCTAGCGTGATTGAATACTTGTATAGACTCTGCTTCTTCATCTGCTAGGTGAACTGTAGAAACATAGAGACTTGCTGCATCATATGTTGCATCGTTTCCACCAAACTCTACGTTGTCAGAAACAGCATCAATAAGGATCTTAGTATCACGAATACACTTAACTTGATAACTGCTAGAGAATCCCGCATTGTTTGCCATCATTCTGCCATATGCAGTAGTAGCAATGAATTCCTGATTAGTTCTCATTAATGATGCAGCGTCAGCACCTTTGCTATATGCATAGACACCGTATGATACAACTGCTCTTGTGACAGCTGTAGAAGTGGCACTCACAAAAGTATGAGTTGATGTATCAGATGATACACCGACATAAACAGTGAATGTATCATTTGTTACTTCATCAATTGTTAACCAAGCACCCTCTGCTGGATCTCCAACTCTAGGATAGGTATGGTTTGTAGAATTATTATCTAAACCACAGGTAAATGTAAGAGAGTTATTTGCAAACTGTATTCTATCACCTTTAATCATTCCGTGAGAAGTTTTAGTCAATACCATCTTCCCATCAACAGGTGTGTAAGTGATACCAGTTGGTTGGAACTGATAAGTTGATAACCCAACCCATGTATGTGCGTCTGTGTTGGTAGGAGCAGTTCCGTTTAATGCATTGACTTCAATAGTAGTAGTTGCAATTGCCTCAACAGGTATATCTCTCATCTTACCTTGTGTACCCAGTGGGTCAGTAGCACGAGGATATGATGCAGTACCACCACCGTTGTAACCACAACTAAACTGTAATGATTCGTTTGCAATTCTAACTGTAGATACTGCCTTCTTAATACCGTTTGATACTGCTGATACAAATGTATGTGGATCAACGTTAGTGGAAGGGATAGTATCAAGAATCTGTACAGTGAATGTATTTGCAGTTACGTCAAATACTTGCAACCATCTATCAGAAGCGTAGTCAGTAGAACGAGGATATGCCTTCTCTGCAGCAGCACCAGTAGCACCACCAAATCCACAACTGAATGTTATAGAACTATCTGCAAATTTAACTTGATCGCCATTTACAAACCCATGACTGTTAATAGTTACTACCATCAAACCTGTATTAGGATCGTATGTTGCTGTGGATGCTGTGTGAGTTGTTGGTGCCAATAAACCGTGACCAGAACCAATAGTCAATACCATGGATCCTGTAGCAGGATCATATGTTCCATTTGTAGGAATGAAATGCTTGACTAATTGTTCTCCAACACGAGCATCGGAAATACCAAGTACATCATTAGATGTGTATCCATTTCCTGCAGCATTTAGTACAACGTTACTAACCGAACCATTAGTGACTGTAATATCAGCAGTACCACCTGTACCACTTCCAAGATTGTTCTTGAGTGGTACATTTGTATAAGTTCCATCGCTATATCCAGAACCAGGTGTCAATCCATTAGTTACATCAAATGCTTTGAGTTCATCTCCTATCTGATCTAACTGGAAACTACCTGAGTAAGTCTGACGATCATAGTACATCGCTAAAACTTCAGTTCCGTCTAGAGGAGGTGTAAGGAACGTTATTGAATTATTAGCAAATGTATAAGTTGCTGGATTTGTAACTAAACCATTAGTTATTACAAGTAATTGTGACTTTGCAGCAGTCTTACCAATCTGAGTACCAATAGCAATACCATTTGTTCTGAGTAAGAATGTATCGTTAACACCATCAATATACATTCTGATTGTGTGTCCAACACCAGTTCCTACTGCAGTCAGATCAATAGCATTTCCTCCCTCAGTTGTTGCAAGTTCTATATTATTTGCATCAACATATTTCACATAATATGTTCCGTTGTTTGATATTCCACCTATTGCAGTTCCAGTTCTATTATTTGGATAATTTCCTGTGTTTGAGGTAGGAAGAGTTGATGGATTGTCAATACCGTTTGTAATAATACCAGATAATGTGGTTATTGCAGATTTAACGTCTGTACACCCTCCAGAATCGGTTGTAATGCTTAAATCAGTTGTTGGGACTATGGTTGTATATGTACCAGCTGGTAAACTGTTTGTTACTGCTAGATTACATAAGTCTCTTGCCTTATTAAATGCAAATATTGTCTCAGTCTCTTCACCAGCAATGTGTGCAATGTAGTTTGCTGGATTTGTCCTTGTGACAGTTGATAAACTGTCTGAGCTTATCGCAGTTGTCACGATATTGAACAAAGTATCCATAGCACTATCTACAGTTGCACATATCGCTGCATCAAACGTTACACCAGTGTTCTTAACTTGAGTGTATCCATGGTTTCCTGTGATTGTAATATCTTGATTGATTATAATAGATGCTGCTAGTTCTTTTGCTTTATTAAACGCCCATATTGCCTGTGTCTCTTCATTGTCTAGGTGTACAGTGTTAACGTATAAATTTGCTGCATCCCATACCTCACTATTTGCACCATATGTTAAATTGTATGCGATTGCTTCAACAACATCTACAATATCGTCAATACAGTTCTGATCACCGCCAGGTACACCAGCAAAACCTGATGGAATACCAACTGTTCCATCTTGTAACATTTGATACACTGCTTCAGCAGCAATTAGATTCTTATTATCTTTAAGTAAATTTCCAGCATCAATATATGCGTTACCTTGACTAACAACACCACCAACATATGAGTTAGTTGCTGCTAGTGTAAAGTAATTACCACCATACTTGAGATCGTTTGCCCAAGCAGCGATTACAAGTCTAGTATCTCTAGCACATGTCGCTCCACTGTAATTAAGTGATGGATACGCTGCATTTAAAGCTCCGATAGTCTCTTCAACAATATGATCAATGTTAGCAATGATCAAATCTCTAGCATCTTGGAATCTATCTCCACCAGCTTTGTAAGTTACACGTTGACCTTCAAGTAAACCGTGGTTTGTAAGTGTAAGTCTATTATTTGATACATCTACAATGCTAGAGGATGACGCATCAAAAGTAATTGATCTATCACTAATGTCATCAATCTTATAAACGATACATGATAGGATTTTTTGAATATCTAATAGTTGTCTACCAAATACTGATACCTCTGTAGGAACTGCTGCAGTGTAATCTGGTTTTGCTAGTGCAAAGTTATTGATTACAGATAACTTACCAGTATTCCTTGCAGATGGTTTGGGCGTAACAAATGTTGTACCATTAAATGTAGTTCCTATACTATTTGTTGTTGATTGCCACCAGTCAGTATCATTACCAGCACTTAAATTAAGGTTTGGTCTAGATCTATAGTCCTTCTTGACTGATTGTGATAGTACTTGTGTACCAACTACCTTAAATCCTGCAGGATGTGCAGCAAACTTAAGTGGATTCTTCCAATCGTTGATGTTTATTGAAGATGATACGTCATATGAGAATTCTTGGAATCTATTACTGTCATAAACACGTTGTTCATTAAGATCAAGGAATCCAGTGGTTCTTTCCCAACCAGACGCACTAATACTGATAGGAGAAACGTCAAAGACTGCATCTGCTCTGGTAAATGTATGAATTTGACCAAATGCTGCAGTCTCTTCACCAAATACAGGTTCACCAATCTTAAACTCACCTTCTATAATCTCTACACTAACAACACGACCAGAGGCATCCCAGTTCTTAACAAATCCATATGCAGTAAAGGAAGATGTTGATGCACCTTGATAAATTCTTTCTCCGATAGAGAAAGTTGCTGGTTTCATATATGCATTGATAACATCACCAAGGTCAATAGTTTCTAAAGTGAAAGCAGTCTGCCCTGTTGATATATCTCCTACAGGAGCACTAGTAAAGTTAATGAATGTTTCTGTATTTGCATTTGCAAGAGATGATGCTAATCTAATTTGGTTATCTGCTAATCCATTTGCTGTAGTTGCTGCAATGGCATAGTAAACAGTATTAGTTGCTAATGGTTCTGGGAACTGTCCAGTAGTCTCTATAAGAGTTACTTGTGTACCTGAGGGTATCTTTGCATTATATGGGAAGTTCAATGTGCTGCTAGATTGTAATCCAACAAAACTATGACTCACTTTTGCAGTTACAGTAGGTGCAGATGTAAATCCTCTACCAGGATTCTCAACAGTTACTGCCTGTATTACTTCATTCTCAATAATAGGTTTTAATGCAAATAAAGAACCTTGTCCACCAGTAAGTACGATTTCTGGTTGAGATACAAAGTTTGAACCACCATTCACAACGTCAATGTAATCAATAACCTGAGTTCTAATCAACTGTAAGTTATATGTTGTGTTTAGCGATGGTTTAAGTGTTCTATCATGTGAATAGTTGTATGTGATATTATCACCACTAATCTTAAGTATTTTTCCAAGGTCTGAAGATTTAAGTAATATAGATGCACCAGTTCCAGTTTTTTGTTCAATGTTGATAACAGGAGCACTTTGATATTGTATACCAGCTGCTTCTATACCAATAGATGTAACACTCTGGTTTTGTATTGTTGCATTCAATACAGCATTAATTCCATTACCACCACTTACTGATATTGTTGGAGCAGATAAAAATCCAGAACCTCCATTAGTAACTGTTACGGTGTCAATAGATGCATTGATAATAGTTGATATGGTTGCAGGATCAGCATGTGATAGTGTTTGAATTGTTATAGTAAAGTCTTCTGTACTATCACCGCCTGGTAACTTTGTACCATCAAAAGTAATTACATCACCTAGTGAATATGTACTACCGCCACCAGTAACAGATACTGTGTCTATTCTTCCATTACCATCTGTTGTAAATGTAAATGTTGCTCCAGATCCACCAACGGGTGAAACAGTGGACTGTGTTACTCCAGTGGTTGTTGTAGTTGCAGTAAATGTTCCGTTACCCGCAGGTTGAGACGTAAGTGAGACAGTTGCGACAGATCCATAGTAAGGATCGTCAAATACGACACTTGGTGCGGATCTGTAATTACTACCCGCATTTGTAACTGTCACAGAACTTAATTTACCACCCCCGCTTACAGCAGTGGCAACGATTGCTTGAGTTCCACTTATCGCTTGTATAGAACCTTGAGAGTCAGAACTGTATACATTATTGGTTGCAGCAGTTCCAGTACTGAACATGATGTAACCTTTATTACCAGCACCAGTTCTAGTGTTCTGTAATGGTTTTATTCTTAATACAGAGTTAACTGGGTTCCATGATATTACTTGAGCTCTTGCAGTTTGATTTCCTTGAGTTTCTTGAGATATAACGATCTCATTAGGTACGAATGAACCAAATACGTTTTGAAGCGTTAAATCAACAAAATCAGGTAACGTTACAACACCGTTAGGTAAAGATGAAGGATTATAACCAGATCCATCATTTGTAATTGATACACTAGATAATATTCCAGATATAGTTGCTACAGCAGTAGCACCAGAACCAGATCTTGTAGTTCCGTTGAATTTAGGTAAAGATGAGTAGTTTCTGCCAGGATCACCAACTGTAATTGTTTTTATACCACCTGTAGCATATATTGAGTTTGAAGCATATGATACGCCAACAGTATACCCTGCTTCTGGTTCTAGAGCAGTAATGTACTTAAACGTGGTATCTGTCTTTTCTGTAACCGTGTTTGTTCCAATTACAGGATCATTAATAGTTGTAAAGTAACTACCAGTTATTGCTCCCTGTAAATCGAAATAATAGAAAATACCAGGCAATCCTGTTATCTTAATCGTAATAGAGTTCTGTTCACTGGTTACAGAGTCTAATACTTCACTAGTAACGTTTTTATAAGTGAATATGTCTGTATTTGCTGGATCAAAGGTAAATGCTAACTTTTTACCCGCATTACTACTATCTGTAGTATCAAAGGTGTATGAGTGACCATCTATCAACTGTAACTTAGCTTCTTGAACATAAACTTCCGCAGTTGTGACATTTGCAGCTGCAGGAGTTGCAAAATTACTCTTTATCGTAAATCTACGTAAAGTTTCTGTTCTAATAACTGTATAGTCTGTCTTATTGTAAGACGTAGGTGAGACACCTGAGATATTGACTGTATCACCGATATTGACTTGATGTGCAAGATTCGTATGACATACTGCTTCTCTTTGTGTTTGTGTAAGTGTAATACTGAAACTAGAACCTCCTGCATTACCAAGGTTGATGTCTGCAGCAGATATTGTATCTCCTACGTTATATCCAGTTCCTGTTGAAGTAATCGTTACTGCAGTTACCGCATTTCCAGAAACAACAATAGTTGCTTGTCCACCAATACCAGATCCACTAGTTGTTATAGGTACGTTGACATATGTGCCATTTGCGTAACCAGATCCACCAGTAATACTATTCCAACCACCTTGATATAGATTTCCATCTGTACGTGTTCTTACATACGTCCATGTTAAGGTTCCGTCTGTTACAGTTCCAGAAGTGTGTGTAGGTGCATTTCCAGAACTAGAATCCGATGTTCCTGTATCTGCTGCTTTATAAACTCTGTTATCTACGTAAACAAGATCCTCTTTGTTGTACGCAGTACTCATTGTCCACGCAGAAAGAAGTTTTAAGCTCTGTAAGTCGAAATATTTGAAATGATACTTATTACTGATAATCTTACTGAATAGAGTTCTGGTATTTGCGTTATCAGTCACATCAACTGTAACTTGATCACCCACAAGTAAATAATGGTTTGTAGATGTGTTTATTGTAGTAGTGTAGATGTCATCATACGCAGAAACCGCATTTGTAAGACTGGAGACAGTTACACCCTCAACTGTAGACACAGTTCCGCTAACTCCGTCTCCTCCAGTTCCTGTATTGTCAAATAACAGTCTATCGTTTACTTTATATTCTTTACCGCCACCTTCTACAAGATATTGATCTATTCCCGCTGATGAGTATTTGTTTGTTGCAGATACAACAAGAGAATCTGCTAAACCACCTCTAATAGTAGGATAGTAACTATAGTATCCAATACCATCTTCAAGATACGCTAGATTCTCTCCAGTCTCCATAACAATTAATGTTGTAGTATCTTCCATGGATAAGAAGAAGTCAACTTTGTTATCAAGTTCCTTTCTCTTCGCTACAATATTATCCACACCTATAAATGGTTCTCTGTAACGTATAGCGTCTTCTGTGAAGTTTTTCTGCAAACCATTTCCGTTCCAGTTTACAGCAGCTGCTTCTCCGTAGAAATTAGGTCCTACAAAGTATGGAAACGCTGGTTCCCCTGCGGAACCTTTAATTGTAGCAAAATATGCATACACTCCATTTGGAAACTCTGGAGTGACGCAGAATCTACCATTATATTCATCTAAATCACCTAAACCTTGTACATATTCATAATCTTCAATATAAGTCCCTAGAGGGTCGTTGAGACCGCTTAGAAGGGCACTTCTACCATTCTTTACTCTATAACTACTAACTATCTGTTTATATGAGTTATATGGTGCTGCGTTCTCTGGATCAACGTAACCATAAGGTCCGTATATTGGGTGTCCATCAAATGCCCATCCAATAATAGGAGAGTGTGCTGTAGGGTTAAGTTCCGTAAGAGCAGAGCTGATATTATCCTTTGTAAGGAACCTAAGCTTCTTAGGGTTGTGCATATATCCATATTCCCCGCCATATATCAAATAGTTTTCACCTTGTATTGACGCACCACCCGCAGTATCCGTAACTTTACGCTCTGTGAATGATGAACTTCCCAATTCTGCTTGTGTTGCAGCTTCATTAAATGATAATTCCGTAAGGTTGGTTTGGAATGTTGCACCAGAACCAGGATAAACAATAGTCACTGTAGTAGCACCAGCTGTATATCCCGCACCTTTGTTCGTAACATTAACAGAAGTAACAATATTTGTACCACTATCAACAACAGCAAACGCGGTAGCACCAACTCCATCACCTGTAATGATGACATCAGGTGCACCATAATATCCAGTACCACCAAATGTGACGATTATACTTTCTATCTTTCCATTTAATATTGATGGATACGCAACAGCACCGCTACCAGTAATCAAATCAATAGTTGGTTCAAATGTATATTGACTTCCTGCATCAGTAATTGTGATTGTATCTACAGGTCCTCTACAGATTGCTGTAGCAGTAGCACCGCTTCCTCCTCCACCAGTCAGTGTGACAGTTGGAATACTTGTATATCCAGAACCACCTTGCACCACATTAATACCAGTAACTGCACCATCAGTGATTTGTGCTGTAGCAGATGCTTGATTATCTGATGTAGCTCCACCACCAGTAATAGAAACAACTGGTTGAGTTATGTATCCTGTACCACCGTCAGTAACGTTGACTGCTGTTACGGATCCTGTAACAGTTACAGTCGCTGCAGCGGACTCACCTTCATATGTCCAGTTAACAGTTCCGAGTGTCACTGTACCAAGTGTATGAGTAGGATGTGTTGTGGTAGAAGTTACACCAGCAGTATCCGCAACGTATCTGTTTCCATTATATTTTACTCTAGTTGATGATGCATATGTTGCACCTAATTTATGATCTGCTTCAAATTGTACTGTGGGTGGGTTTGTAATGTCGTATCCTTCACCACCAGTGGTCTTAGTAATTGATAATAGACCACCATACTTCTTAATACCCTCTCCTTTGTATGAAAAGAAAGGAACTCCGTTTACACCAAGACCAACTTGTCCTACAGGAGTTGCAGTCTTTGTACTTTTGACTGAGGGTGTGATTGGAATGCGTTTTAAGTACCTTTGGTTGCCTGGCACTAAATCAGTGGAAGCAAAAGGTCCTATCTTATGAGTTGGTATACCTGTACTAGCAACAATGACGTCTGATGCGGATTTGTAAGTATTTTGTACGTCTCCTGTGAATTTATTGACTGCATTGTCGATTGAACCATAATCACTCTTTCCAAATGCAAATTCTCTTGCAATATAAAACTCATAACCACTTATGCCATTAGCAGGGGTTGTAGTAAAGTTGAATTCAAAAGTAAAGTCATCAACAATACCTACAACATCGTGATTATTGTTATAGATGTCCTCAGGTGCATTTAGGATTCTAATTACGTCATCTCTGACCAATCTATGCTTCTCTTTAGTAGTTACGGTACATTTTACCGAACCATCAGCATTGATGCTTCCTAGGGTCGCTGAGTCGCCTCTGAGAGCACGTCTGACATTATAGATGAAGCTATCATATATTGGATCAAGACTATCGAAGCCAGGTGCAGTGGGTGTGGTGACTTTTGAGTCTGGTAAGTAATATCTTCCACCATCATTAAGTGTAACCCCTCTAGTTCCACCAAATACCTTTAATTGTATCTCTGATCCGTCTATATTAGAATTACCGTAGATTTTAAACGCAGCAAACACTTCTTGTCCTGCATCATGGGCAACATTGACTGTATTTTCCCTAGCACGACTACATCCTAAGAATTGAGTAACAGTTTTGTCGGTATAAGTGATTATTTCGTCTTCTAATCTAAATCTACCGTTTTGTTGTGGCCATCCTAGTGTAGAATCAACTGTTACTACATCATCTATTAAATTAGCACCTAAATCCGAAGATAATACAGTTTTATACGGTGTAACAAATGCACCAGATGAATTATTAGTATCTACGTCAATTTCAAAGATAGATCCTTGAGGAGTAAAGACTTCTACAACTCCTTTTACGTAAATACGTGCTGCTTCAACATCAGAGTCTGTTGCATCTGCTTCTTGATACAATACTTGACCTACAAGTGCAATAGGATCTCCAGAAACAGGAACTGCACGAATTACTTCTCTAGAAGTGAAGTATGCATCGGATGGTTTGAATATTCTGTCTCGTGGATAAGACACTTGAGAATCAACGCCAAAAAGTGACCTCAATACAAATTGGAAAGACCTTGTAGAACCCTTAGAAGCGTAAAAATCTTTAATTCTCTTAATTATTGTACTTTCTGTAACTCCAGTTGCAAAATTCTTTGGATATGTTGATAAAAACTGCTCTTTGAACTTCCCTAACATGTAAAGTGGGAAAATATTGTTCAAATTGACAACTGTAGCACCAATTGCGTGACTTGCAGCTACTGTAGACTCAAATTTATACTCATTTTCCAATCCAACTGCCTTTACAGCGTTAAATCCGCGTGCACATGTTTGAAATAGTGTAGATCCTTTACTTTGGTAGTAAATTATCTCATCACCAATCAATAAAAGTCCTTCACTAGGAAAATCACGTGTAGATTCGACGTCAATTGTTGTAGAAGACGTTGTGACAGCAGAAATTAGCGTTGTTTCAGTTACAAGTTCTCCATATTGGTCAATATTATAGTAATCACCCCAGTTTTGGATGATGTCAATGCAATATCCTTTTAATTCTTGTGATTTATAGTACTCTTTTACAAATTCTATGAATGTGGGGAAGTTTTCCTGTATGAAACTAGGAAACTGTGCTTGTATGTTCGTAGATATCTTCGATCTCGACTCAGGACTAACCTCCGACGGTACAGGCGTTGCTGTAACCGTGGTGGTCGGGGTAGTCCACGACCCAACTTTCCAACTACTATTTGTCATTCTTAGTATTGATAGCTAGATTCTGGAAGCACTCCTGTTCCAGAAAGATTTGATCCACTACTGATAGTATCTTCTAATACACTAACAGTCGTATTATCTATACCTAGTGTCAGATAGGTTTCTCGTAAAGAAATCAAATCGTTCGACTTGGGGCATGCAGATATTTGTAATTGATTATTAGTAACAGATGTAGACTGAATAATCAAGTCATTAATTACAATTTCACCCATGTCATAGTCTATGGTTCCCCATAGTCCATCCACATACTCAAACTCACCAGTTCCTTTTACATAATACAAGCGTAATGTACCCGCACCATCATCATTTAGATAATACGTATTAATGTCATCGCCCACAATCTTGAAACCAGACGAAGAAACTGAAGGTTTCGTTGATGTTTGCTGATTGATTCTGTTTCCATAACATATTTTGTAGTTAACACGAGCGTTGAGTTCGACTGTTACGTTCTTTCTCATCTTTACACGTGTTATATTAGATGTTATTGATGTCTCTGCATCATCAATTATCTTTTGTAACTTGGAAAACTTGAACTTTCCACCAAATTTGTTAAATTCTGCACTCGCATTAAGTGTAGTTAACGCTGCAATGATGATATTCTTAACCTCTGATGGTTCTCTACGTGTAACATTAGGGTTGAAGTAAGCAAAAGTGGTCAAATCAATGTAAAGTATGCTCGGATCAATGATAGTAGGTTGAATTGCAGCTACAGAATACTCTCTCAACTTCTTCAAAATGGCATTTTTCTCAGAAAGTGATAATTTATCAGCATTTTTTGGTTTGATTGCCAAAAATACCTTACCATACTCAGGTGGTTCTGCTTCTTCACCACCATAACATGCTATAGAACTTACGTTTGCGTAAATTTGAGGCACTATCGCTTCATAATCACGTGTAGAAACTGCTCTACCGAACGCAGAATAGAATTTAGGAGCAGCAAACTTGATAGATTCTGTACTTTCTGCAGATGCACCTCCATCTGGGAAGCTTGTAACTGAAATTGTGATGCCAGAAGTGATCGCATTTAGATTATTATCTCTAAACGTACCAATATTATTAAAAACTTTCAGTCCATTTGCACCTGTTCCTGTTGAAGTTGCGTATTTTACGTCAACAACATCACCATTAGCAAGGTTTTTACCAATAATACCGTCACCAAATAGAACTTCGGGTATCTCATACTCACTTTCCTCCAAGAAGAATACCTTAGAGTTAGCATCTATCTTTGTAATATCAGTCGCTTGTAAATATTTCTCTGTAATTGTACCAGAAGTCACCTCTACTATCATGGAGGAGGTGTCTGCATTTTCATTAGTCAATATAAATCTCTGTCTCTGACTAGTGTTCTTAACAAAAGTGTCTGTAAGGAACAGTCCTTCACTCAAAACTATATTAGAAAACGTTGCGATACCTGTTAAACTGTCTACAGATACTGTATTATCAGTCGGAAGAGAGAAAACAAAGTTGTTATTATCCAATCCTGTGAAGTTTAGTACCAATCCTGCTGCCATTGTGACAGTTATAGGGTATGGAAACACTGTTTGAATCGAAATATCGACTGTACATGTTGCACTTCTTGCACTTTTTGGTGTATAACCAAGCATACGAGCAAGTTTTACAACATTTTCACGTAAAACTGCCGTTTCAAGGAACCCTTCGTTGACAGCAAGGTTCGCATTGACTGCTGTATAGTACGTATTATACGCAAGCGAGTCTAAAAGTACTGTAAGAGATGATCCTTCAAAGTCATAATCACTAAATTGTGACTGAGATCGTAAATATTCTTTAATTTGTGCCTTGATCTCGTTAAATTCAAGAGCATTAACTTGGTTGAATGCCATTATGGTTTAAATGCAATACTAACATCATCAATTTTAGGAGCAAGTCCTAAGATAAGATATGATACACTAACGTTTAGTTCATTGCGATTCTCTTCCCAGTCTGCTATAACTTCGTAGACTGCAACCCTTGGTTCATGTATTTGTATAGCTTCAGTGATTCTTTCTTCAATCTCTGTTGCTAGACCGTTTGTGTAATTCTCAAATAAGAGTCCAATGATATTACCACCAAAGGTAGGATCAAAAGGTTTCTCATAAAAGTTGTATAATACTATATTCTTGACTGCTGCTTTGATGGCTGCTTCATTCTTGAGTGACAAAACATCGTTTGTAACTGCATTCTTTTCAAATGTTAAAGAGAAGTCTCTAAATGACTTCGATACCAATGCCACTTTTGTGTCAATATAGTGCTATCAATATATTTATACTCGTTTTTTTGGTTTTCTATCAGAACGTGGGTCTGTGATTAGATATCTGCAATATTCATTCCCATTATCGTAGAAATCATCTGACATATCTACGGGAATATTTGCATTTCTACAACCATCTACGATTCTATTTGCCTTGGCCACGATACCTCTTCTTTGCTTTGTTTCTTGATGTAGCACTATACTTCGTGTGTTGTCCACGACCTTGTGCTGATTTCTTTGGTTTCGATTCAATACTGTTTCCAGTGTTCCATGTCATTGCCATAATTAATTGTTGTTTGCGAATACTGTTGGACTTCCCCCAGTCATTGCTCCTGCATCGGCACTATCGCCAATACGAGCAACTTTAACTCCTGCCACATATACATTGGGGGATCCTGCATTTACTGTAGCAACATGTGGAGCACACGCTGGTACAGGTGGAAAGGGGTGTGATACAGTCGGGTCTCCTACTCTTGCGATAAGGATGCCATCTGCATAGACAGTTGACTGAGAAGGGGTAGAGAGCGTGGTCGATCCTGCACAAGCGTGACCTGTGGAAAGACTATCTCCCTTTCTTGATACTGCTGCCATAATGGTTGCGATGTGTGCGAAAGGTCTGCTAACTTGCGTGCTAACGCAGACATATAAGTAACAGGTTTATGTTCCATTCTCCTATTTATCCTTTGAGACCAACGCGGGGTTTACGGGGTTTTTTCCTACGTCGTTTACCAAAGAACTTCTGATAGATCGGTCTGACTAAAAACAAATCTAATATCTCAAACAAGAATACAAGCCCTAGAAAGGTTACTACCCCTGCTAGAATCGTATACTCAAATAGTTTACCAATTAGTATCTTCACTTTCAGTCAAAGTCCCGACAGTATGTTCTACTATCTCAGTAATGGTCTTATCATGTTCAACTACAACATCGACAAGTCTCTCATAGTCGCCATCCATAGTTCTCTTCATCATAAGTTTAGAGTTTGCTACCTTTCTCTCTAATACATCTAACCTCTCCAATATCTCATCATACCTTCTATCTGTATGTGTGAAGTAATCGCCTGACATGAATCCTCCTAATCTTGTTTTATGTCAAAGTGCCATCTGATATGTTTAATGTAATCAAATGTATCTCCTATGTCCTTATCGCAGTCTATGTCGTACTTTCTATCGCAGAGATACTTACGTAAATCGTAGATACTGTCATATGTACCTACTTCGTCGAAAGAATCGTCATACAGAACGTAACGCATAAGAGAAAAAGAGATGTATATTATTTATTATATATTGAGATCAACACATTGTCAAGTACAAACATATCCTACAACATTGTCTGGTAGACCATCTAATCTTACCATGTCTTCTATCTTATCTGCATACATCAATACCTTATCAATACGCTCTTGCATATTCACTGCTATCTTCTCTTTCTTCCACTTAGTGTATGCTTCCTTCTGACACCAGAGACTATAGAAGGTCTCTTTGTTGTCTGTAACTTCGTGAATGTCAAAGTATCTCTTAGTTATCTTCTCAAAAGGACGTTCTTTCATATATTCAATATCTACACCAACGTTCTTTGTGGATACTGCAACTACTGTATGACTATCAGTGTCTGACTTGTTCCAATATATCTGTACAGGTTTCTTACAGTTCAACGTATAGTTCGGTAAGAAATCTTTGATGGCGGTTTTGACTAGGTTATCAGTAGACGCAATCGTATTACTGTAAAGGTATACTGAGGTGGTTTTGTTGGAAAAAATCTTAGAGGGCATTTTTTGGAAAAAAAATATTTTTAATATCACGCTCGCGGATGCAAGACTTTATAGATTAGCTGCTCTGGGACTCCTTAAACGGCATACGGGGGGGCGACGCTGTTTTAAGAGTGGTGATGCAAGAGGTTCGACTTAAAAGCGATTAGTGAACGCTACCCTTGCCTTGCATCGGTGTGTGGTCTTACATAGATTGATATCCTTTAACGCATGGACTCTCACCATGCCCAATCAATGCCACGTTATCAGAATGGACAGTCTTCGGGGACTGTGTACTGTGGACTGTCCCCACTCATCCACGCTGCTCGCTGGTCGTCTTGCCACTCAAGGTGAGCAACACGCTTGAGCATCTCATCTACGTGAACACGCTCTAGCATCTGTGTGTATGTTAGGTCATGTTCTAGCATATACTCAGTATATACTATATCTCTATACAGTGCGGTGTTCATACGAAGAGGGGTCGCATATAGTCTTTGAACTCTTCGCACCTGTGCTTTGCCAGCACTTGCATCTCTTTCTCTGTGATGACGATATCATATCCGTCTGCTTTCATCTCATCATAGCACGCCTGTGTAACACCCTTGTCGGTTAGGTCGTACTTATGTAATTGAACGTGTTTGAAAAATGACATTATACAACCCCCACTAGAGCAGGGTTGCCATAAGAACCTTCGACAACGCGAGTGCCATTAAGTGCGTACCATACGACCTCGGCATATCCGTAGTCTTCGCTTATGCTTAAGCAAAGTTCGTCTGCAAATTGACTTGCTAGTACTGGTTCCTGTATGTTTGTATTTGGAACTTCGATGAATCTTTCGATTAATGGGAACATAGATTTGAATCTCGTTTTGTTTATACTATTATTATACTAGGTCATAAGTGCCTAGTGTGGATATATCAGGGAATTGATATATTTCGTTACACTTCATTTTTGTGGGGTATAGTCCCACGGTGCGGGTTCGCAGACTTTCTCAACTAGAGAGTCAAATGCTGCTTCGGTGTCGTGGACTACCCACCCATTGTCTATAAAGAATTGCGTCATAGTGACTAGCACCTCTTCTTCAACTTCGGTAATTACGAGAGTGCGAAACCACTCTGTGTCTTTTGCCTGTGTCATTACTTAACCTCCATCCATTTGAACTCGGAGATGCTACCGCATTTCCAGATTGTGACAGGTTCGCCAAGCAATTCTGCCTGTCTCTCTGCGTGACGCTTTGCGTCTGCAAATAGTGATCCATCGAACACGTCTGCCCAGATCTTAACTTCGTTTCCGTAGTGTGAAGGTTGGATTGCCCAAGTAGTCATAATGCTTTGAGGTCTGAATGATTTGTATATACTTATTATAGCGTCATCAAGGACGTTAATAAGTGATTGTTTGTAAATGGATATATTTCGTAACATTAGTGCCTATCGCTAATGTACCAGATTCCGTATCTGTTAATCTCTTGAGGTTCAAAGTTCCTCTTACTCATAGCGTGCAATGCTGCCTTAACTGCAGGGTCATTCATTGCTGATTGATTGACTAAAACCTTTCCGTCGTAGATTGGTTGGAGTTTGTCGTTGAACATAAGTTTTAAAACCTTGTTTGTTGTCTATACCATGTATTATAGAGCATAGGCATCTATATGGAAATGCCTATTGTGCCACTAATATTACTGGCACACTGGCAGCTGGAATCGTAGGACCTATGGACTACAATTAAGAGGTACTGAAGATTACTGCTTTATGCAAACTCATAGCATCACCCTTGGACTTAATATCGGATCAGAGGGACAAGTCACCCGTCAAATGTGGGATGACTTCGTTTTAAAGACTGTATGCACCAAACTTGAATACGCAACTATTCAAGATTGTCAAGGCATATATCAAGGCACCGTGGAATCTAGCAAGGTTATCTCTGTTAACACTGATTCACCCGCTATTGTAGAGACACTTCTAGAAGTGGGACAGATCTACAAAAATGCATTTCGTCAGGATGCTATAATGTATACAGCGGTAACGCTTCCAAATTTGGTATTCAAATGACCCGCAAACTCACAGAGGTTTTTTACATTTTCTTTCTTACTATTCTCAGGATCTTTGACTTATGAACACATCGTTTAACGACTTCATTAATTACTGTTTATCCTTTTACGGATCAGGTGGACTATATGACCAAGGACGCACAAAGGAACAAATCGCATACGCGACAACTTTATACCTTGATGCCATAGCACATTATGACAGCGACGTATACACATGGGGGGACGGTGACAGTCTAGACCGTGAGCGTGTAAGAGATGTCATGAATCAAATCTACGACGGTGAACCCGCTCATGATGACTTCAAAGCAGCATTTACCTACGTAACCAGTTAACAAACTGGCACACTCAAGCATGGATCACGTAGATCCATGCCTTATAATAAAGTATAACCAAACAAAGGACATTTTAAAATGATTCTCAGACAATTAGGTTCTAACCAAACAGAACTCAGTCTTAATAATGGTGATTCCATTTTCTTTTCATATGAAACACCTGTTGCTGGATTTGCATCAGGTGTTGGACACTTCAAAACATCTACATGGTACAGTTCAACTACTAGTAGACACATCAACAAGTATTTCAAACACATAGACAGCAACAACATCACAACAGTTGATGACGCTTTCATAGTGTCCAGATGCAATTACGATTTACAGGGGGTGGGTTAATGCCTAACCATTGCCATAATCGAGTTACTTTTTATAGTGACGATACAACAGCGATCCTAAAACTACATAACATATTTAAAAAAGGATTGCCGAATGACGACAACACAGAGCAACGAGATTCCGTGTTCGGATCATTCATCCCCGAACCTGATTGGACTAAAGTTCCACTTGCTGAGAGTCAATTGAAAGAGTATTCATTTTCAGATCCACGTGGCGACGTTGGTGAACTGCCTGTAATGTCAGATGACAAATTTAAAGGTTTACATTTTCCGTCCACTGGTAAACAAGACGATAGATGGTATAACTGGAGATGCCAAAACTGGGGGACTAAATGGGATTGTTATTCCTTAGAGATTGACGATTCAGAAATGCCAAACGGTTTCGAGGTCACATTTGAGACCGCATGGAGTCCACCCGAAGAAATACACTCAGCCATTTCTGAACAATTCGACGACCTGTCCATGTCATGGTTCTATGATGAACCAGGATGTGAGATTGCTGGATATCTGTAATGTGTAGACAGTTCACAGAGTGTCCAAAAGACCCTAGATATCGTAACTCTAGGGTCTATAATATAAAAGTAAACAACTTCATAGTAAACTATGTCAACTCGCTCAAGAATAGGTTATGTATTATCCGATGATTCCATTGTTAGTGTTTATCACCATTGGGATGGTTATCCCGAATGGTTGGGTGTAACCCTTAACCAACAATACAACACCGACGAAAAGGTCCGCGAACTCATCGACGGTGGCAATATGTCTTCATGTTGGTCTGATTCTGATTTCGATTATGAGAAACAAGAATTCATTAAAAAGGATCCCGAACCAAATTACTATGGGGGTGATGATGAAGCACCGAAGCATTTCCAAACGTTAACAGACTTAACTGACTATGACGCGGGCGAAGAGTTTCTCTACCTGTGGTTCATGAATGAATGGAATTGCTATGCATACAAAAAGACATATGATAAAGAATATAACTGCACATCAACGACCCTTTCGCCTGTCATTATTCCAGACGCTGAGACAGCGGATGCCAGTTGACAAACTGTCACAAGGGGGGTTTAAATACCCCTCATCATCCTTTATAATAGTATTATACAAACAAGGTTTTAAAATCTATGTCAACTCTACATCACGAATCCATTCTTGAAGATTGCTATGAACAAGCGATAACAGAATTCTGTGAAGCAAACAAACTTACACCTGAGATGTTCAATCTTATAGCAGATCATCTAGGTGTTCAAATAGCACTCGACAAAAAAGCAAATGTTATATTCGAGGGGAGGTGTCAGTAATGGACTACACACCAAACGAACTAGCACTGCTAGACCTCATCTCAAACGTCAACAACATATTTTCTTTTGTTGGTAACGATGACGAACCCCGTATATGTGACGGGGACATACGCCAACTAGACAAGGCAGTTAAATCATTTAAAACACAAGTATGGGAGAATCAACTCTAATGCAGAAATCAAAACAGCAAATCAAACTATCCGTGCTAATGGATAAACTATGTGACCTCGGATGGGAATATACTTGTAATACTATGACTCGCTCAGGTATGCAAACCTATGATGAAATTATGCAATACCTAGGGGCATTGGATCCTAATGAGCATTGGAACGAGGATGCCTATCAAGACAAGAGGTGTGATCATTAAATAATATATCCAACGTCATAACAGCAACCCTCTAGCAACATGTAGTTGCAGAGGGTTTTATACTGGGGCAGCACCTGGTCAGTGTCCAAGAGGTACTGGCACAGGGCTATTGCTGTCTCTAATGTCTTATGCGTCTCATATGTCTCAACATAAGTCTTAATCATAGAATGCCTCCATGTCCTTAGAGTATAATTTCTGTCTATTAGATAACATGTCTAATAGTCCACTTTCTTCTAATTCTTCAATTTCTGCCAGTTTCTTCTTTTTTTGTGAAAAGCTGCCACTTTTGCGAGAAGTGTAAGATTTAGCCATTTTTGATACCTTTTGTAGTAAGTGTGTACTATACTGATAATTGGATCAAATCACCATTTTTGAGTGAATCATTATAAAAACGTCCAAGTGATAAACTTTCTGGGTCTTTGACAAAACCTTCAAGTTTCTCTAAAAGTATGCGGTTTGCAGGTTTCCAAGAATACTCGTAGGTTTTCTCATTTCCTGAGAAATTAATGAAAACCTTGGAACCCTGCACGTTTATTTGATCTATAGCAGAACTCAAAGTTCCTATATCAAATGAATGTTTCTTTGCGGGCATAAAATTTTGTTTTCTTACACTAATTATAAGGGAAACTGAGCACTTTTGTCAATACATGGTGGACACTAAACAAACTGTCACAGTCCTCCTTGACATCTCGTAGTCCGTTCGCTAAGACCCACTGACTCCAACTAGATTGACCGCCCACTTATATTTTTTTAAACATTTCCAAAATACTATGAAAATGCCTATGAATTACCTCTGTTTCTCTTCACGTTCTCTGAGTCTGTACGGAAACATAGGAAATATGTGGGTAAATGGTATACTGTGATACCAAATAGTACTGCGGATACCTCTGTGTTTCTGCGGAAGACTCTGAACTGATTCTACTTAGAGTCCTTAGAGAATCCTTTGAGATTGTTAATAAAAAAATCCGCTGCGTCTGCGATGTCCTCTGAGGTCTCTGAAATTAGATCACAAAACTCATATACTTCCTTCCCTAGTTCTACATGTTTATGGGATAGATGCATAAGGCAAGATCTTCTACGTTCTAGTTGTTTATCTCCCACGACTACCTACCTTAAGGAATACTTTATTGGTTGTACCATAGGTGCTATAGAGTTTAGCATCCTCGATTGCCTGTCGTTCGTTCTTGAAAGGACCATATCGTTGTGGTACTTCATCAAATGACCAATACGCTCCTCTTCGTTTCGTATTGACGTCTATTATGATGTCCTTGTTGTGTACGTTGAATTGTACTCTTTGATGCGACTGAGTAGTCATGTGCTTAAGGGGGTTAGTTGATGGTAGTGATACTTAAAAACTAATATTTTGACTTCTCTCCATTTAGAGCGAGCACCTATTTGCTCCTCCTCTGTCTTCAGTTCCCTATGAATGCATAGTACTATGTAGTCATTGGTGATGAAAGTGACGTCACCTTCGTGTGCCTTACCGTTAGTATGGTCTAGATAGGTGAATCGGTCTCCAACTTGTCCTTTGAACATTTAATTCCCAAACCCATTACCCTTATTTAAGTCAGTCCTCTGATCATACAAATCACGTAGAGCACGTTTTAGATGACGTATCTCTTCATCATTGTATAGTTCGGGTTGTTTAAGAGCATTCTTAATACCCTTGATCTGTTTGGATAATGATCCAAGCGAAACCATAGGAGTGATCATGTTATCAGGGTTGTTAGGATTGAGTTTCATGTTGGATGCGAGAAAACAAACCTAGTGCAGTTAAGACTGGTTGTTTTCTCCTCTATTATTATAACGCATCCATATCTCTTTGTCTACCCCCTTGTGACGGTTTACTCTCTGTCTTCTTATTAATCTCTGTGTGCCACGGATGCTCGTATGTTTGATCTATCTTGGATACAGTCAGACTTGCTCCCTTGAAACTATTCATCTTCTTGATATTACCGAATGATAGTTCGATATCTTTGTCTGTCCATCCGAGATCAGATACTAGCTCCTTACGTATGAATATGTGTAATTCTCCTTCCACGTACTTAAAGTCAAAGTACTTCTGTATGTCTGGATTTAGTCCCATGGTTGTCTGTTGTCGTATTCACCCTCGGTATTTATAGACATATTACCTGACACTATCACTCTGTTATGATTACACGATTGGGGTGGAACATAGTGTATATCATGTGCATCAAACACCACCAAATTACCCTTGAGTGGCTTATGCACTGCAAGAGGTGGCATCCAAGGATGCTCAGGGTCAGGAAAGACTAACGGAGAGCAATGAGAACAGGTATCCACAAACCAAACAAAAGAAAAGTCAAACCCACTATGGTTATGAGTTTGAGCAAATTCGCCTTGTCGATATGTACATCCCCAGAGTTCTTGGACTTGATGTTTCGGGTAGAGGACATTTAAGTAGTTTTCGAGTTGAGGTATTTCTAAGTTCCAATCGGTGACAGTTGCCTTTACTGAGGTTGTATATCCCTGCTCGTCACCTATTGACGATATCTTACTTACTATTTTATCACATGGACGTAGGTAAAAGGTCTCTGTCTTAATGTAACGTTGCATTATACTGTTCCAAGAATACACTCTCCATTGTATGTGCATCTACCTCCCAAGGTTCGTGCTCATATATTGTATCTTTATTTACCTCTGATCCCATCCAACTGTTGATGACTCTAGTTGTGTATCTCTGTTGGTGCATACCACGAAGTCTCTGCTCCACGTGACGTAGTTCGTGAAATAAAGTAATTAGATAATGATTGTCATTCATACGATTGTCCAGTTCTATCTCAAAGTATCGTGGACGTGACAGTTGATCAATGGAATTACAAAAACCATCTGCCTTCTCGTGCCACGTTCTCCTGTCTATAATATGGATAAACGTGTTGAAGCGATTGAGTTTACGATGTTCCATGAACCATTCGACAGCGTGACGAGCGATCCGTTTGCGATTGCGATACCCGCCAAACGTAATGTGACTAGACATAGTTCAGTTCCCCAGTGTAGAAAATAGATAAAAGATGATATGAAAATGAGTTTTTCACGTGCTGATAGTTGTTTAGCGTCCATGTTGTGATAATAATATTTCAAGTTTAGCATAGGTTGCACCTTTGCCTTCTGCTGTGTCATTCTGCATCAAGCTCATTAAATAACGTAGTTCGTTCTTTGATAGTGGTGATTCGTATCTCTTTGACATAGTTAAATGATCTGGTGTGATGATTACTTCCATATTATAGCAGGTAATGGGGTCGGTATGCTATCTATTCTGTCAGTTTGTAAACTGGCATAGTCCTCGTGTAATTCACACCCAATATAGTTACGATTGTGTTTCTTGGCAACCATAGCAGTTGTACCTGTGCCCATAAATGGATCTAGAATTATATCTCCCTGCTCACTTCCTGCTAGTATGCAGGGTTCTATGAGGTCAGGTGGAAACACTGCAAAGTGTGCTCCCTTATATGGTTTATTGGTTATGCTCCAGACAGATCGTTTATTTTTTGTTGTATATGATTTTGTAAGTCCCGAATGTGGTTGGAGTCCTGTTCCTGTGTTGTGGTATTTACCATCGGTTCTGTCTCTTGTTCCCCAGTCTTGCTTGACTGGTTCTTTAATTGCTTCGTTGTCATAGTAGTATCGTTTATTCTTTGATAATAAAAATAAGTATTCGTGTGACTTGGTACACCTGTCACGTACTGACTCTGGCATAGGATTAGGTTTATGCCATATGATATCCTGACGTAGATACCATCCATCTGCTCTCAATGCAAATGCTAACATCCAAGGTATACCTATCAAGTCCTTCTCTTTGAGTCCTTCTAGTTTGTTACCTCTACGAGGGCAATCCTGTGGTTGATCACGATCCGTCTTAGATAGTGTCTGTTTAACAAGTGCTTGACCTTTACCTGGTCTATAGTTATAGTAACTATCTCCTATATTTACCCACAATGTACCATCATCAGTGAGTACATCACGTACACTACGAAACACATCCACTAAATTCTCAATGAATTTCTCTGGTGTGTCCTCTTGTCCTATTTGATTTGCTTCACCACCATAGTCTCTCAACCCATAGTAAGGTGGAGATGTTACACACATACGTGCTTTTACATCGAGAGTCTTTAAAGTATCTCGACAGTCACCAAATAATATATTGTTAGTCATGTGGGTGCTTTAATCTATCCTCTACCCAATGATCTTCGTTTTGTATGTTTGCTGCTTTCACATATCTCATAATATGATCATCAATCTGTTTGTAGATAGGATGTAAATCCAAATCCATGTTAATATCGTGAGCAATCTGCGTCACCTGTGACTCTGTAAAACAGTGGTCTGGGTGCAGCAGATCGCAACAAGGAACTCTCTTCTCTATGAGTTCATTGAGATTCATACGAATCTCATAATCTCTGTATACTGGCATTAGATGTATTTGCTAGGTAGATGTGATCTGTCGTATAGATATCCTCCTGCCCAACAACAATTAACTGGGTTGAGAACATACTCACGATCTTTGATGATTCTTAAGTCAAATCTTACTGGGTTCTTACCTGTAAGAGTTGGTTTTTTATACCCTGCTGGCATATAAACCTGACCTGTCTTCTTATCTATGAAAGCGTGAATGGAACTGTCATAGTATCCTGCTTCCCTTGGATCTATTCTACCATACTTTGAATCATCTTGCCACTCTTGCATAACGATTCTGATATACTTACGTCCTGTGTATACTACGAACTTGTTTAGTTTTGCTGTTCCTGCAGCAATCTCTGCAAGTTGATCAACATGATATGGAGAGTAGTGCATTTCGTCACGTAATGAACTCTCGTGTAGTCTGATTGAATCCTTTTTGTAATTCTCTGTTACTGCAGATGCCAACTGTTCTGCCCATTGTGCTACTCTTTCTTCTAGTGTTGAAGTGTTCTTCTCGATAGTAAGCATTGGTCTCCTTTGTTTATATACTCTATTATAAAGACAAAACTGCCTGACTAGGGGAACGTTGTGTAGCTTTCTTAGCTGGCACATCCAACTCTTCCATTATAATCTGTTTTGGTAACAGATCATAGCAATAGTAACTACTACTGAATGTTATCTTATCGTTTGCTCTACCATCGGGACTAACAAACTTCATTCTCTTGTCAAACATCAGTAACTGTAGATCTTTATCTTTGAAGAGTTGTTTAGGTGCTGAGTCATTCAACCACGTGTTAGTCATTATCAATGCGAATGGTTTATTGAATGACAGTGCTCTCTCAAAATACTTTCTCTTGTTAGTGAATGGAGGATTAGATACTATTATATCCCACTCATCAGGTTCATAGTCAAAGAAATCGTGACCTGTCCATTTATGTGACATTTCTACCTTGTTAGTCTTTGATATCTCTTTGACGAAGTGACTCTCAAATGTATCAAAAGGACACCATACAATAGCACCTTCTGGGATATACTTGAGTATTGGTGTTACTCCATACAAAGGTGTGTAGCACTCGTCATTGTTACCTGACGAGTACATTAGTTTACCACTATCTAATTCTTGTGCCATACTTTTTGATTTGTTTGTGTCCGATTGTTACTCCTATTCTAGGATCTTTCTTGTGTGATGTTCCCTCGTCAAATTGTTTTTTAATTCTAGGTAATATTAATTGTAACACATCTTCTCCAGAAAGAACATATGCTTCAACAATTTCTCCATTTCTAAATCTGGCAAAGTAGTGTTCTTCATACTTACATATTTTATCTCCTTTAAGATAACTGAGTTGTTCTATCCAAGAGTTTTGAACACTTATACCATTGTAAGTACCTTGTATCTTATCTGCAATAGTTGATTTATACTCAACTGGTTTACCGTTCTCATCAATAGCATCCTCTCCTGAGTAATCATCAGCGACCTTGTGTCCAAACTCTCCCGCCATATAAATTTCTCTAGCTCTTGCATAAGAGAATGGATCGAGTCCACCACAAATAGAATACATTTCTTTAAAAAGTTCTCTAAACCTTGAGGTCTGTTCGGGTGTCATTGTAGTTGTGTAATATACTATTATTATACTACGAATCTATACAATATGCTAGTGTGCAGTCAACAAACTGTCTACCAATCATCATCAAACTCCATTTCTTCTTCCTCTCCAAACCACTCATCATAATAGTCATCATCCTCTTCATCCCATATGTTGAGATGATGATTCAGTGTATTAGTTCCACTCAAAGATTTGAATGCAATGGTAGAGTCACCATCATTCATACAAAATCCACGTTTCATCCACTCTGTTAGTTCGTGGTCTGGGTGTGATTCTATCATCAAATCTAATAACTCTTCAAACTTATCACGTTGTAATAGTTTGTATTGATGCCATGGGTGACCTATATTTCTCTGCCACACACCCTTGCCATCTTCGAGTTCCATCATCTGTCGAAAACCTCAATTCTCTTGGTTGCCCATTGTTGCCCTAAGTTTAGCACACTTTCTTCCATAGTGAAAGGTTCTTGTGTGAATTCTATCAATTGTCCTTTCTCTTTGAATATGAATGTATATCCTAAAGGATTACATCCACCTCTTGATTTAATTATACTACCTTCTTTGACCACAGTACTACCATATGTACAATCTCTCGTTGGTATCAGATATGAATCAGTATACATTGGTTGGAATACTGTGTTAACATCTATGTTGTGTACTATACGTCTATAACATGGTATCTCTCCATCATTAGGATTGATACCCACACAGAGAGCACTTGCATTTTCGGTCAGTGATGTAAATCTAGTCAACCCTGACACTCTAAAATTACAGTATGAACCAGGTTTATATCGTAGATACTGTGGATGTCTTGCTGTCTCACTCATCCACATACCATCAGGAAATACCAGACACCTACTGTGTGCATAAAATTTAGTTATGAATTCATATGGGAACTCATTGTAGTTTGTATGAACTTCTTTCAACAACCCTACGTGCTCATCAGTAATATATTCTTTCTTCTCTTCTGGGTCATCCCCAAAGAATTTAAAACCTTGTTTACATCCTCTATGATATAGTACGGTCAAATGATCTAGTTTATCATTGACTGTGTATTCACTCTTCATCTACTAACGATTTCAATAAGTCCTTCTTCTATTTGATTCATCCATGATGTAGTAAATTCTTTTACATCTGGTTCTTCCTTGGTAAACTCTACCACAACTGTTGGTTTATCAATTGTTATCTGTACACTATCTGGTTCAGACACTACAAATGGAAAGTGTTGGGTTAATTTAGTATTATGATACCATATATCATGCATTGGGACAAGTGTGTTACCTACTGCCTGTGGAGTAAACACATCATTCTCCTTATAGAAATGTACTTTCCTTCCTGTAGTTGATAGGTCATCATATCCTGAGCAAGCAATCAAACCATTTGGTTCTAGTGATGTCAGTCTAGCAATACCTGGCATACGCATATGTGTATGTGCACCATTGTGATATATTATGGAAAGGTGTGCTGGTTTCAGTGAGTCACTCTTCCAAGTGCTTCCGAATGATACCGTTCTATA